AACTGGCGCATATGAGGATGTTCTCAGTGAATGGGATGGAACCAATTATATCACAACATCCCTGTTGGGGCAAACAACTCCATCATTAACCACAAGCGATTACACAGTGGGAGTGCTATGGCATCCATTGGCTGATTTAGACACAAGCATTGATGGTACCACCAACTTACAATCCTCAGGCAATGTAGATTATGATTTGCCTGTAACACTCTTAAAGAGTTGGAACAAGTCTGTTGTTAACGGACACAATGCTTATTGGATCAGGTATCGCATTGTAAATACAACAACTCCTGTGTCTCCATCCATTGATCTTGTTGGTATATCTGAGGGCAAGCAATATGTCATAGTGGAGGCAGATCAAGGTAGCAGCGTGCTTGAAGAAGTGATGGGCAGTTCAACTGGCCTGGCAAATCAAACATTTAAGACACTACAAAATGATCTCATCCAAGGTAGTCAAACAATATATGTTGATGATGAGGAGTGGACAGAAGTCCAAACATTCTTGAACTCTGGGGTATCAGACAAACACTACACATTTGAATCGGATGATGATGGATATGGCGTTGTAAAGTTTGGCAACGGCATCAATGGTCGCATACCACCAGCTGGTGCGGATAATGTAACAGCAGATTATCGTGTTGGAGCCAGCCAAGATGGAAATGTTGGCGCTGGCACAATAGTTGTCAATGGTTCTGGGGTAGCATTCATCAATCGTATCACCAACCCAAAAGCAGCTTATGGTTGGACAGCAAGGCGTGGTGACACTCCAGAGGATTTGGAATTGGTAAAAGTAGAAGGCCCAGCAACTGTGTCCACACTGGGACGTGCTGTTGGCCCAGCCGATGTTGAGGCTTTGGCTGTTGGCTTTATCACTTCTGGTGGATCCAAACCTATCAGCAGAGCACTCACTATTGAAGAAGCATTTGGAGTCAAGACTGTTGGCGCTGTGTTGGTAGGAACAGGTGGATCCATACTGCCATTGGCTGTAAAAGAGGAGTTGGAGAATTATTTCAATGGCAACGCCACAGCAGGAATTGATGGAGTGCTTGTACTCAATCATCGTGTGTTCGCTATGGACTATTCACCCAAGACCATAGACATTGTGGCTACTGTGTATGGCGGAACACTAGATGAAATTGTCAATGCCATAACAGCACTGCTACATCCAGAAGCTAAAACATCGGATGGTTTGCGCTATGAATGGGATTTTGGTGATGAAGTGCCACGCTCACGTTTGATATCAGAAATATTCACTGTAGCTGGAGTGCGCAAAGTGGTAATAACTACACCATCAACTGACATAACACTCCTGCCCAAAGAATTACCCATGGCAGGATCAATCGTCATAACAGTGGAGCCATAACATGAGTGCGCCATACGATATTTACAAATTCATAATAGAACCAATCAGGACAGCAGATCAACCAGGTCTGTTGTTACAGAGATTTATGCATGGAATGCAATTGACTTGGAATACCACATACGATAAAATCAAGAGCATTCCTGAAATATCTGATTGGGAGAGGACACCAGACAAGGCAATAAGGTATTTGTTATGGCACGTTGGCTTGACAAGTGAATATGACTATCTGGTTGCTGGCCTATCATATAATGACATGAGACGTTTGGCATCGGTGATGATGGCCTTTTGGAAACAGAAGGGGACACAAGCAGCTGTGGTTGATTTGATCAGGTTCACTCTTGCCAAGAAATATGTGGATTTTTATGATTACTTTTTTTTCAGATGGATCGTGAATGAGAGTTCACTGTCTGAATTATGGGATGGTTTGGACTCTTGGGTATTGGATCCACGTGATCCTTATTATGATGAATACCGCAGCTTGATGTTGATAGAAGACACAGAGCACAATATCAATCAGACTGTGTTGAGGAATCTGGCCAATTTGGGCAGACCAATTTCTGAAAGGTTTGATATATTACTTTTGGATATATTGGAGAATTTTGATGACATGTTCCGTTGGACAAAGATAAGTGGCATCGGGACAGCCAAGGTGGAAGATGGATATATGAAATTCACATCAGGTAATTCACGTTGGAAATTAGATGTGCCACCTATGTCTGATTTTGATAAGGTTATAAAATTCAAGATCAAATTCCATACAGGATCATCACGTGGTGCTCTTGTGTATTTTAATATGGATGCTGTGGAACAAAACGGTTATGTGTTATGGTTACACAGAGATTTACAGATATTTTATAAAGTGATTGCTGGTGTATGGTATCCCATGATATTAGCACCCAGTTATGAATACATAGACTTAGATGTGTGGTACACTTTCACCATTATCGTACAGACTAAACACAGTGGTATGCCAGATGAAAGCAAGCACTTCATCTTGTATGCGGATGGTAAAAGAATACAAGACAACGAAGTGGACACAATTATACCATGGAATAGTGGCACTATTCATTTCCAAAATCTTTTTAGTGCTGAATTGTGGTGTGATTTTTTGAGAGTTTATCCTATCCAACCCAGAGGATTGACTGTACAACCTGAAGGAGAGTAATATGGCAACTGGAGATATTTACACTAACATATACAACAAGAAGATCATGGATCAGGAATCATTGTCTGACCACTTCTTGAAGTATCTACACAAACTAATAAGGGGCAGCCAACAGACCATCTATGCCAGTGATGGTTTTTTCAGCCCTGTAATCTTGTCAAGTATTTTGGCTGATGCTGTGAGTGTTTCAGGTAGTCATGGTCAGGATGGTGTGAGTAACATCATTGGCCCTGTGGCATATTCCAACGTTCCATTTGCTAATGCTCTTGGTGTGTTCTATTATGTTGGATTGAAGCTTGCTGAAATTCCTTATCAAGCTGAAATCAATCCCAGAACAGGAATTGTGGAGTATCGCAACATCCAAGAAAGTGTTGGCCGAACCATGCCACCAGATTCTCTGACGGATAATGGCGATAATACCATCACATTTATAGTGGATAATGTGTGTGAAGCAGGTGTATCACATGCTGGTAGAACTGTTCGTGTTTGGATTGTCAATCCGATAAACGTTGTGGATTGGTATGAGGATTGTGTAGTTGTTTGGGATGGAGTCAACAACAAGATAACTACAACTGGGCCATTAGGACAAACAATCATTTCCACTTGGCACTATGATTACATGCTTTGGGAGCAAGGGCCAACCATCCATATATCTGATCTGCACAGCGATAGCGATTATGCTTACATTGGCAGAGTAACAGGCGCAGGGCCAGGTAACATTCCTGCTGTGTTTAACTACACAAATCAAAACCTTCTGGCCAGTGATCCAAATGTTGCGCTTAATCTTGGAACCATCTTCAAGGATGTGTACATTGATCCAACATTTCCAAATGATGGCAATCCCAAGTTCAGCAACCCCATAGAATACTGGTGGAAACAAGAGCACAATGAAACAGATTATACACATGCCGATGTGACATATGATACTCTGATTGCTAAGATATTGGCAGGCACACAATCAACCATGCAAGGTTTTGATCTGGCCGATGACGCAATCAAAAAATTCTTAATGAAGGATCATACAGGTGCCGACACAGCGTGGATCACGCCAGCAGGTGATGTTACGGCTCACAACATAACTGTCAATAACATTTTAGATGTGTTAGGCAACACAATATTGGGGAATGATTCATCTGATACCTTATCTGTGCTGGCCTACATCATTTCAGACTTGGTAATGGATAACGGATTTGCCATCAGTCCAGCCATAGATTGGCACTCTGCTGGTGCTCCATTCGCATCCATAAAGAATTACAGGAATGGGAATGATCTGTACATAGCACGCAACGATGCCAACGCTGCTGAAAGCATTCTAAGGATACTTAACAGCAATGTTGCTGGTGGTGTTCTCAATGTGTTAGTACAAGGTGATTTGAAGGGTGCCAATGGAGTGAGTCAGATCAATAGGACAGGGGATGTGTTAATTGGTGATGCTTCTGTTTCACCCAGTCCATATCTGAAATTTTTACAAACAGGATATTCTCCAATCACAGCACGTGGCGTTGGGAATGTGTTGGAGGTGCGTGGCACAGTCAACACTCCAAACAAGCTCATATTGGAGATATTGAATGATGGCACAGGCACTGCTGCCATGAAGGCTTGGGAGTTAATCATTTCAGGAACACCTGGCATTCTATCAGCAACGAACATTCTTCAATTCAAGGATGTGGATACACCAGCTGCCATACCATTCTCTTCACCAACGGACACAGCACTTGTCACTACCAAACAAAACATTATAGGTGCCATAAATGAAGTGGCAACATCTCCTATCAACCATATAGAGTTGGGTGATATGCCAGACATATCAGGAACCAATTCAGATCACGATGGAAGGTATTTCACCAAGCCACAATTGGGCAATCAAGGCGATGCAGCATTGGGAACATATCTGATAGGTCATGCCAATCTAAACAACGGTGCTTGGGAAAACATCAGAGCAAAAGGTGTGATTGATGATTTGTGTATTTTATTGAACTCTAATTGGAAGCCACCATTGCCCATATATTTCAATGGAACGCACGCATCCATTCCAGCGCAAGCCATCAACTGTAAAGGATTTATCAGACAGAATACAAGTGACTTATCCTTGTCTTGGAGCGATTTGGATTCAGGTGTGGATAGGTTGGCATACAGAGCATACTATGTTTATGCTGTACCTGCCACATCACCGTTGAAAACATTTTCAGGCAAGATAAGCAATGTTGCACCTGTGCGTGGATTTCACACAGCATCTGGTAAAGAGAGATGGATGTACATGGGAGCATTTGTAACAGATGGTTCGCAAAACGTGGTCAAATTCTATAGAGTGGAGAATATTGTCAAAGTGCCACGCCATCCTAATCCAGTTGCTCATGGTGGCGCTGCCACAGACGTTCACATGACTTGCGTTGAAGGGGCTGAATATGTTGTCCCTAAAACAGCCAAGATGATCATACTATCTGAAGAAATGACCGGACAAGTTTATGCTTCTGCTGGCAGCGCCAGCATTTGGTGGGCACCAGTCGCACCAGCAACAACTAATTGGGGATTTACAGATGTATGGGCAGGCAATGCAGGTTCAGGTGAAGTACATGCCAATCACCATGCTTGTATGTTTACATTGGAATTAGGATCAGACAGGGATTATTATGTCACCAACACATACACTGGTGGTGCATCTGTTATATCTTACACATGGCGTGTTGGTTGGGTTGAAGACTTAATGAACGGCATGTTAACGTAACACAGAGGAGACAACGATGGCTAATGTTGATTTGAGCGTTTTGAGAGATGCCACTACCAAGGCCATATTATCTTGGGGTGGCGTGTATGATCCAGGAGCCAACCAGGAAGTTGTGTCGGTGAGCATACCTGAAGAGGATGTTACCATCTTCAGTAGCAAATACAAATTCACTCTTTTGGGTGCTCTTATTATCAATGCCAAGCAATATTATTTCTTGGAGATAACAGAGGATGCCGTTCAACACAATCCAGCTACAGGCATCCCAAGACTCAATAAGGGTGGCAGCGACAGGTTCTTACTCACATTGAAGAAAAAAGACATCCAAGGCAATTATCACACTGATCCAAGTGATGATGACTTATTCTATGTAGGATATGCTGGTGGAGATGCGGTTGCTGGCGGAGTGGATGGAGTGGAAAGAGGATTCAAAAGTGATGATGTAAAATCTCAGATAGTCAAACTGTCTGATCCACCTACATTAGTCACAGGCGTTGTGATAGATGCCATATCAAGCAACACTCCAACTGGAGCAGGTGGTCAATTGATTTTCACTGTAGCTGGAACAACGTTGGCTTGGCAACCACCTACAGAGGTTGTTCCTGGTGTGGCAGTTAATGTAGGGGCTGGTGGAGCATTTACTTTGACTGCTAATGGAGGCAGCACAATCGATGTTACAGTTACACCAGCTTCATTGCCTGGTGTGAACAGAACAGACGTTTTGGCTGTGTGGATCAACGACATCTATGAAACAACCAAAGCAATCAACACATCGCAAATGGCTGTGATAATAGATGGCACTGTGTTGGATGTCGCTGAGTATGATGTTATAGAATCTAAAAAAGTCAGAGTTTACACATTACCTGACATGGATAGCTCAATGTCAATATTGTACACAATAGATGTTCAAGGTCAGACTGCTCAAGGCAATCTTGAGGATGGTGAGGCACAAGGTTACATCTATTCAGGAACATCAGTTGGCGTCACAATAATTACATTGGACAGTGAAACTGTAGCATCTGCCAGACAAGATGTGGAGACCATTTAATGTTGTAGCAAGCAGATTGACTCTGCCTCAAATAATAAAACATGAGCGATACAGACACAAATAAGGCCAAGGCAGAATACATCCAATCATTGTTGAAGCCAGGGGCTGTGTTAGAAGGCTTGGCAGCCACACTGATTCCTTCAATCAAGAATAAGATGGATGAATTCTCAAGACATGAAAAAAGGCTTGATGCCATGATTGAAGAAGCCACAACCATACAAAAGGATATGGGGGCAGGCAAAGCAATCATAAGAGAGTTGGCAGAGTTGTTGTGGAATGAACACACCAAACAACAGCCAACTATCCCTGAGCCTTCAAATGTGAAAGAGATTAAACCAAACAAGCCAAAAAAAAGCACTGGAGGAAAATCATGAAGGGACACAAGAGTACAATCATTGCTATGATATTGGTGTTGTCCGTGTGTTTCGGATACACAACCATAGCTCAAGCGCAACCCGCAGTTACCCAACCACCAGCGGTTACACAGCCGACACAACCACCAGCAATACAGCCAGCAACACCAGCACCGACACAACCGTTGGCCTCACCACCAGCAACAGGTGAAATCAACCTACCACCACAAGTTCAACCTGACCAAGTATTACAACTCATACCTCAGCTGGTTGAACAAATCAAACAGCAGAAGTGGCCAGCTGCCATAGCGTTGCTTCTGGTTATCGTGGTGGGCTTTGCCAGAGGATTATCTGAGAAGGTATGGGGCAAATTTATACCCAAACGTGTCATGCCATTCATCCCACTTATTCTGGGTGCTATTGTGGGTGTTGCCTGGGGCTGGTTCTCAGGCGGTTGGGGTAATGCTGTGAATATCATGATTGACTCTGGTATCTTTGCCTTGCTTTACCATCAAATATGGACGTACACGATCAAAGGAAAGCAGGGCAGCGACACAACGGGTGGTGCCACGCCATGAGTCCAACGCTCACAGCGGCAATTTGGATAGTAGCAGGGGCAGCAGTGGCTGCCCTTGTATTTTATGGAGTCAGAGCATGGTTCACTCGCAAGCCAAAGGATACCACAGCCGAACAAGCCAAAGAGCGCATTGATGCCAAAGAGGCACAATTAAAGGCTGAAAGCGATTTGGCTGCGTTGAATGTACAAAAACGCAAGGATGAGTTGAACCAAGCAGCTAACACAAAAAACACCGATGATAAACTAAATGCCTTGGCTGATCTAGTCAACAAGCAGGGAGGCAAACCGTGAGACAGTTTCTGGCAGTAATGTTATGTCTCTGTATCCTATTCCAAGGAACAATATTGGCAATGGCAGCTGAGCCAAAGGCTGTGCCGCTTAAACAAGGTGAAACAGCGCCATTCGATGGCGTTTTGATATCACCTGGAAGGGTACAAGAGTTGCTGGCCGCAGAAATAGAACGGGATGAGCTCAAAACCAAATTGGATTTGTGCGAACGCATGAGAGACATCGAAACAACAGAATATCAACGTGCTCTCAAAGTGAAGTGGTATCAGCGTCCAGGCTTCAATCAAGGAGTTGGCTTTTTTATTGGAGCCATTTTCATGGTCTTTTCTGTGTGGGGTGCTGGCCAATTGGACGATCACCACTAACAATTCAACGTGATACCATAGAATACTAGCAGATGATACAACTGCTAGTACACAACGATTACACAACGATAACAGGTGTGGATCAACGTCTGTTAAAGATCATAGATTTACACACGAGTTATCATACCAAGAACTACAAACACTCAAAAGTGTACAAGGCTCATGCTTGGGATGGGAAGGATCACTTGTTAAGGTACAACAGAAATCATGGGTACCACTTTCCAACAGGGCTGTTAGCAGACGTTGTCCACATCTTAAACAGCACAAACTCACCTCATGTCATTGAAGACAATCGTAGCACACCAAATACCATATCAATCAAATGGTCAGATAATAACATCACTTTAAGAGATTACCAGCAGGAAGCCATAAGGATAGCCACAACTGATGGCATGAATCGTGGAAGGCTCATACTGAAGATGCCCATACGTTCTGGCAAAACTTTGACAGCAGCAAAAATCATATCAGAGTACAGTGTCAGAGCACTGTTTATAGTAAACAGTGAAATGCTGTTGAATCAAACCATCAAGGTATTCCAAAAGCACTTTCAAACGGATATTGGTCAAGTGGGTTCAGGTGTTTGGGAGAGGAGAGATATAACAGTTGCCACCATACAGACTCTGGTTGAACGTGGGCCACGCAAAGCAGAACCAGGCAAGAAGGCTGTCCAACCAACACCAGAGTTTGTGGATTTAATGGCAAATGTTGATCTTATATTTTTTGATGAGTGCCATCACTTGGAAGCAAAGCTGTGGAAGGACATACTATTACACAGCAATGCCAGGTATAGGATTGGCTTATCTGCCACAGCATATCTAGCACCAGAAGGTGAGACAGAGCGTGGTACCATCTGGTTGAAGGCTTGTTGTGGGCCAATATCTTATGAGGTATCTGCCTCACACTTAATCCAACAAGGTTATCTGGTACCATTGGATGTTATCATCATTCCCATAAGGACTGCCACAGTGAAAGGCAAATGGCCTTTGCCATATGAATCTGGGATAATAAACAACATGGTCAGGAATGCCATAATAATCAACAAGGCAATGGAGTTATCTAAAAATGGTCTGGTGTTGATTCATGCCATAAGATTAGATCACATATCCATACTGTCTGAGATGTTGGATACTTTGGGTGCTAAGCATCATGTTATGATCGGTGAGACCAGTACTACACACAGGCGTCAACGTGTTGCTGAATTCCAAGAAGGGACAGTGAGGATATTACTTGGAAATTTATTTGGTGAAGGTGTTGACATACCAGAATGTGACTGTGTAATTAATGCTGCTGGCGGCAAGAGTGAAATATCAACTATGCAACGCATCAGGAATCTCACAACACACGATGGCAAGCACAAGGCTGTACTAATTGATTTTGCCGATTTACAAAACAAATATCTAGCTGATCATGCTCTGGAACGGATACACACATACAAAACAGAGCCAATGTTCAACATCAAAGTAAATACATGAAGATACACATCCAAGCCAAAGGTGTATTATTTGATAAACCCAAGATGTCTTTGATTGAGCAAATTGTGTACAGAGCACTGTCTAAACAAGTGAGTGTGACCGTTACACAGTTATCTGTCTTGATTAAAGATAGGACACCACATTCTATACAGGTGAAATCTGCTCTCAAAAGGCTGGAATACAAACACATAATACACACTCTAATTAAGCACAAAGATCATTATCATGTGTATTTGATGGTTGAACCCAGGCTATTGACTCAAAAAGTGGTGGTATCACGTGGGTGTCAACGAGTGTGTAGGGATAACACAGAGCAACATGTGTCTTATATTATAAATAGAGATGATAATTTTATTCAGAGAGTTAAGAAATTCAAAGATAATAAGGCTATTACACAAATACAAAATGGCAATCAATCAAATTCAAATACTAACACAATGAACCCAGATCAATCTTATGATAAGTGGAAAATAGCCAATAATCCCAAACATCCAAGATTCAGTTTAGTCAAGAAAAACATAGCACACAAATTTGAAATTTCATATGCCACAGTGAGAGAGGAGAGTGGAGCACCCAGGCACTACAACAGGAATGGTTCCCAAGACAATCACTTTTTCAGGGCTGCTATGTTCTGTCATGAGCATGGCGTTGAGCCAGAGGATTATGTGCGATTTGCTGTTGTAGAATACTCTTGGACTAAATCATTTCCAACACCCCCAAATATCGCTGGTGATTGGCTGGCCAATCGTTGGCTATCCAAAGGTGTCAAGCGGCAGTTGGGTGGTAAGCACTACAAGCCAGCGTCACCCCATATTATAGACATATTAACTGAGAGTGGTTTCACCCAAAGAGAATACACAAAGGATGAGTGTAGATTTATTGAGACAACGGCAAATGACTTCATTGTGTTCGGAAATGTCAACTTGGACAATGTTCCGTTTAACAAAGAGATAAAAGTGGTGGCCAATAAGCTACACACTATGAAACAGACTCAACGATGAAAGTGGGTTATAACCAAGAATAGGTGGCAGTATGTTGTTGGCACTAGACAGAAATTCATACTTGGAAGAGTTGAACACAATAAAGACACAGATCATAAGCGGTTGTCCTAAATGTGGCGGTCAAGGATACTCTACAGGTGATGCTCTTGAACCGGAAACACTCACAGCAAATGTTGTACCTTGCGAGTGTTCTGAACTGTGGCACTTTAGGTTGTGGCAGATCAAGGCCAACCTGCCAAGAGAATTTTGGGATGTTGAGAATGCCAGCATTAAACACAATCGTGATTGCTTCCATGCTGTCCAATCATATGTTGAAAATATTGACAATGCTTTGAAGTATGGCTTGGGATTTTTAATGATGGGTGAGAATGGTGTTGGCAAGACCACAGCTAGTGCCATGATCATTTGCGGTGCCATTCGCAAAAAGCATTCAGCATTTTATATCACCAGCCATGATCTAGCTGATGTCTTGTATCTATCCGTCAAGGATGAGAATGTGTTGCCGATATTGGATGAACGATTGGCCAGCGATTTTATGGTGTTGGATGAGTTGGATAAGGTACACATAAAGACAGATTCAACTTTTATACAATCCAAGCTTGATTCTATTTTGCGCCACAGGGCTGCGAGCATGAAGCCAACCACGATCATAACCAACATGACTGAAGTGGAGTTGTTCAACTCATTTGGTTCCAGCGTTGCCAGTATCCTAACAGGCAAGCTGAAGCAATTAAGATTTGTTCCAGGCGATTATAGAAAAGAGCAAGGCAAACGTTGGGATGAATTATTGAAGGGGCAAAAATGATTTTCACTGAGGAACATGAACTGGATGTGTTAAGAGCTTGTGCTCATGATGTCAGGTATATGACCAAGGCATCCAACCTGTTACAGCAACACTTATTCTTGTCCAAAGCCCATGGTTGGCTTTTTGGGATAATGCTTGAGCAGTATAAAGCTCACGCTGAGACGCCAACTGAGCTGTATGCTAAAACAGCGATTGACAGGGTGAAAGATAAAACATTGCAACAACAATATGCTACCATCATCCAATCCGTGTTTCAATTCCCACCATCCAGTCCATTGTCATCATTAGACACACTGATACAATTTGTTAGGTTCAGATTACTTCAAACATCGGTCACAGAAGTGTTGGATGAGCTTGGCAAAGGCAACATTGATCAGGCATACAATAAGATCACAGATGTGTTATACTCTGGCAAGGTCAAGAGTACAACTGAGGTGAATTGGATTGAAGAATTGGAGCAACGTCAATCAGAACGTAAACAACAACGGATCAATCCACGCAGCACTGTCTGTGTCCCTACCAGGATAAGAGAGTTGGACAAGGTGATAGATGGACTGCGTGAAGGTGAATTGGGTTTGGTGGTTGGAACAACAAACCGTGGCAAATCCATATTCCTTGTACATTTAGGGTTGATGGCGGCAGTGTCGGGTTGGAATGTTCTACACATCACTCTGGAGATGCCAGCGCACCAGATAGCGACACGCTATGATTCCAGATTGTTAAAGATACCACACAAAAAGCTGAAGAATTATGACTTGAATCCTATTGAAGAGGAGCTTATCAAACACACCATTGAAAGGCGCAGAAAAGAGTTCAAGGACAAGGTGTTCATTGTCAACCTACCAGTGCGCTCATGTAATACTACACATTTGCGTGATATCATGAAACAGCGCATAGCAGAGGGGCACAGGCCTCATGTCGTATTGGTTGACTCAGGTGATCACATGAATCCTGTGCGTTCAACACAAAATTTCAGGTTGGACACATCCTCTGTCTTTTGGGAGTTGAAAGCACTTGCTGAAGATCCAGAGATGGGTTGCGCCGTGTGGAGTAGTACACACGCAAAGGCAGAGTTGAAATATAAGTTAATCCACTCAGAAGGTGTTAGTGAATCGTATGACAAGGCAAGGATAGCAGACATCATTCTGACACTAAATCAAACAGAGGAGCAAGAGTTGATGGTACCACCGGAAGTGGACTTGTGGTTAGCTAAACACAGGGATGGTGAGTCCAAAAAGCGCATTACACTCAAGGCAGCATTCTCCATTATGATGTTCCAAGAAAACAAGCCTTTGGAGATAGTGGAATGAGCTTTGATCCTGAAGAGTATTTTGATGAGAATGTCGGCATACAAAGAAGGGCTGGACACGAACAAGACCGTGAATTGGTTTTATCTGAATGTCCATTCTGTGGTGATACTCATGGACATTGCTATGTCAATATACATAAGCGTGTGTTCAATTGTTACAAATGCGGTGAATCAGGAAGGCTTTTCAGATTGTTGGCTGAAGTTGAAGGCACACCTGAATCCCAAGTTGTTGCTAGACTCATGCGTGAAGGTAAGCATAAGGCTACACAACCATTGGTTGATCTGTTAAATAAAGCAAAATTACTTTCACCACGATTGGACACAGGGCAAACAACCAAAACAACCGCAGAGACATATAGCATATCCTTGCCAGATGGTTACATACCTTGTGTTAACAAGAAAACAGGAGCAGTCAATATGCCTGTGTATTTAAGGGACAGAGGAGTGACGCCCAGGATGTTGGCCAAATTCAAAGTTGGATATGCCACATCTGGCTTTTATTCGGGTTGTATCCTCTGGCCTATTTCTACAGCAGGAAGCACCACATTTGTTGCTAGGAGTGTAGCAGGTTTGGGACGTGGCCCAAAGTATGACAATCCAAAAGAGGCACCTATGGCCCACTTTATGATGAATTATGATAACATACCAAGAGGAGTTGAGAGGATAATTCCATGTGAAGGGCCAATGGATGTTATGAGATTAGATGATTATGGCCACTATCCTTTGGGCTTATTTGGCAAAGGCTTGTCTGATTATAGGGTTGACTTGATTCTATCCTTACAACCTAAATGCCTTGTTTTTATGCTGGATTCTGATGCCCTACCAACAGCCATCAAAATGGCACAAATTACATCAGGATTGATTCCCACAAAAGTGGCATGGTTGAAGTCTGGTGATCCAGATTCTTCAAGTAAAGACACAGTTGCTGAAGCTATAGCCAATGCTCAATCAATAGATTCCATACAATTATTGCGTTGGAAGTCTGAATACATTGACAAATATAAAGGAATTAAAACACAATAATTGGCTACTTTTTTCTTAGTTGCCAGCTAAAATTTTCTTAGTCAATCAACACAACGATTACACAGACAGGTTGTTGTCAAATACCAATCTTGTCTGTGTCGCCATTTATAGACAATATTATGTGTGTAATGATTGGTAAGAAAAAATTACTATTTGTTGGGGTAAATAGGTAACATTACACAATCAAATTGGTAAAGATTCTTTACTATGAAGTAAAGAAAACATACTATCAAAGTGGACACATATTACTATCAAAATTGTTATAAATTGTGAATGCTCATCAGATTGGACAACAGTTATGGACAATGAGATAGTAAAGAAATTTATATCAATATTGTTATAATTTGGGATACTATGATATGGGAAATTTTGATGTCAAAATTATTTTGTCTTTTGTACAAAATTGTCATATTATTGTTCGTATTACACACTATATTGATATCAAATTGTGCCAAAATTGGGATAGTTTTTGATGAAAATATATAAGATATAGGATAGACGGCTTGTTTTTCGCTTTACTTTATAGACATAGTGCGGTGCACAAGTGAAGCCTGAGCGGGATAAACGGACGCCCACACCACTTTGACAAGTTAAGATTTTCCAGGCCTGACGCAAAAAACGGGTGAAGCCTGAGGCCAGTTAGACCAGTCTGGCAGTAAGCAAAAATCAGTTTTCCACACGGTGCGGAGTGGACAGGTGAGTGGTGTAGCCTGGTGGGGACAGGGGAGCAAGCCCACAGACTTAAAGAGGAGAGAGACAGGGACAAGGGAAAACACAGCGTCAGATAAGCTGAGCGTCATGTGTAATCGTTTACGCATGGGGGCTGAAAGTGGCGCATGTGAGAGAGTACAAAGCTGAAACAAGCTGGTGTTGAAATAACACACTGGCTTGTACGTCACAGGTTGACAACCTGGACGCTGATGAAGCAAGTCACCAGATAATTACACACAATGAAAGGATGATAAAGACATGAGGCAAGAAGTGGAATTGAAGATGATTGCTGAGATTAAAGAGGATATAAAGTCAATCATCGAACAATCAAACGGTGCCGCAGCCATATCTGATGTAATAGGTGGGCTGAGAGGCAGTTGGCGCAGTCCATACTCACCCAAGTCTGGCAGACGTTGGAGAATAGGTGGTGGGCCAGTTGGACAAGAGGATATGTTGAGGCGCATAGGTTTTGATGTTACGCAAACAAACAAGCAACGTGGCGGTGGATATTTGACTTTAGTAACAATAGCAGAGTAACAAGCCGAAACATCCGCTACACAGCGGGTGTCCGTTTGGGATTGACCACCCAAACGCTGACGATGATAGGTTGTCAGAAAATAACACATGAAAAGAGGATAAGAACATGGCTGGAAAGTTAGACAGGAATGGCAATGAGATGATCGAATGCCAAGAGTGTGGTAGATGGTACCATACTCTGGCCGTCCACCTCAAAAGCAGACATGGAATGGATGTCCATACTTACAAGGCTAAACATCTTGGGGCACCCACGATTAGTCTGTTTGGTAGCAACCAAATAAGCATGGCTCAAAAAGGTAAGCAACTGAACAACTTAAATGGCAACGCTGATAAGCCAGAGAATGGCGCAAACGTTATTACACTTGAGCCAACTGTAAGCCCAGCGGTGGCAAACGGGTTGGCATTAACGTTTGGGGCTGCGGAGTTGTCCTTGAGACCGGATAACGGTTTGGATGAGATAGATAAGAAGCACATCCCAAACCACGATCCAAATTTTGATCTTGACCCAGCGGTCACGGAAATGTTGGCCTTGGGGATAGAGCAAGGTGATAACGTTCTGATGGTTGGCCCGACAGGTTGCGGTAAAACAGCGACTGTTAAGGAATTGGCTGCGCTGCTCAACCAACCTGTTAAGCGTGTGAATCTACATGGTGATATCAGGGCATCCGATTTTGTAGGTGAAAAGGTTGTAGAAATAGCGACATCCACAAATCAAGCGATTGTCTCTTGGAAAGATGGTGTCCTGCCGGATGCCATGCGGAGAGGATACTGGTTGCTGTTAGATGAGATAGATGCCGCCACACCGCAAATCCTGTTCGTGTTACAGTCTGTGCTAGATAGTGGCCAATTGGTATTGACTGCGAATCATGGTGAGGTTGTTGAGCCGCATGAGAATTTCAGAATCATATCCACAGCGAACACGACTGGACACGGTGATGACACTGGATTATATGTTGGCACTAACACACTCAATGAAGCCTTCTTGGATAGGTTTGGAACGGTGATTTTTCAGGATTACATTCCACAAACGCAAGAAGCCATGATAATACACAGAAAAGCCAATGTTGGTTTGGATGTGGCCAAGAAGCTGGTTGAAGTGGCCAAGTATGTTCGCAACGGATTGATCCATGAGGAATGCCACTGCACGCTGTCCACTCGCAGACTTATCATGTGGGCAAACAAGATAGGTAAACTGGGAGTTCACAAGGCAGCGCAGGTTGCTGTTCTTAACAAACTATCCAAAGAGGATGAGACTTATGTGAAAGCCATCGTCCAGCGCATCTTTGGATACTGACATATCGAAACAGCCGTACACAGTGCGGCTGTCTTACCAGGTTGACCTCTGGTAACTGACGATGATAGGTTGTCAGAAAATAACACATGAAAGGACAAGACAATGGCTGGTAACAGATTGGACACAAGATGGACAAAGATAGCAAGGACGTTCTCACGCAACTTTAACATCAACGTTCAGCTGTCTGGTTTCAGGTGTGATACTAACATGATAGACACCATTAACATCCCTGTCAATGCTGACGATATGAAGGATGCGGATGCGAGTGTGTTGGAAGGATTGTTGGATCATGAGTGGAAGCACGTGGAAGTACAGCGCAAGGCACAAGAAGCTGGGCGCACTACACCGTTGGATTTGCTGAAGAACACAACGGACAATAAACTCAAGCAGTTGTTCAACGTGTTTGAGGATTATAGGATTGAACGTGAACTATCTGGAGAGTTGATTGGCTGTTCGCAGAACATCAAAGCTGCCAATGATCATGGTTTTGTATCTGCCAAAAGGAATAGAGATCAGATTGATCCGTTCAAAGCGATTGGCATGGGTATCTTGGGCAGGTTGATGGGTTATGACGTGTCGTGGTTACCTAAAGAGGCACAGGCCATCGTTGAGGCTTTAAGGCCAACTTGGTCAAAAGCCAATTCTGTATCCGATTACCAACAGGCTTTTGATCTAGCCAGAGACACACTCAAGGCTTTGGGCGATTATAAAGAGGAGTTACAACAGCAGCAGGAACAGCAAGCTAAACAGCAGAAAGCTCAAGAGCAAAAAGATAACAAGAAGGATAGCGGCAAAGGCAAGGGCAAGAACACTCCTCAACCGGATGATGTTGAAGAGGAGAGTGGTGAAGAGGAGAGTGGACAGGGCAACGGTGGTGCTGATGAAGAGGATGAGGGTGAAGACGTTGAAGAGGAGAGTGGTGAAGAGGAGAGTGACGCTGGAGAGGATAGCGACAGCGATGGCGACAGCGATGAAGAGGATGAGGATGGTGAAGATGGCCCAGGTCAAGGGAGAGGGGTTGAGAGCAACGACAGCAGCGATGCCAAATCTGATGGCAAAAAGTTGACGGATAAGTCCAGCGGTGGTGATATAGACTACAATCACTCAATAGAACCAAAGGACATCGCTGATTTCATCGACGAAGCTGAGACTACCAAAACCACGGATGATCTGATGAACGCTACAAAGGATGAGTTGGCACAGAAGGCAATGGACACAGCTAAATCACAGCATCGCCATTTGCCTCATCCTGAAGCTGTCAAGTTGGACAGAGAGATCACACCACTTGCGGTTGGACACGATCACTACAAGGCTGAGTTTGATTCTGTCAAACGGAATGTGTCTGCGTTGCGATCAAAGATCATTTCACTGTTGAGATCACGCACTCATCGTGGCGCTGTCATGGATCAGGATAGCGGCAGCTTGGACAACGGTGCACTGTACAGGTTAAGGACTGGAAGCAAACAAATTTTCTTTCAGCCATCTGCTAAAGTGGAATTGGATACTGCTGTGACGCTATTGATTGATTGTTCTGGTTCCATGGCAGGAAACAAGATTCATATGGCAAGGCAGACAGCGTTGATCTTGTCTGAAATACTTAATCAGCTGGGGATTGCCATAGAAATTATTGGCTTCAACGCACTACATCCAAGACGTTGTGGCGATGCCAAACAGTCTGGCGATAAGAAGTTTGAAGAATTTCAGAAGCACTATGAACAAGCTCATGGTCACTACAACCGTTATTGGGGATTGCGACACTACATCGCAAAATCCTTCAACGACAACTATAATCAGGCCAAGTATAGATTACTTGGTTTGGATAATAATAGTAGTAGTTGTAATTGTGATAATGAAAGCATCATGTTCGCAGCCAAACGTTTGGCTGAGCGTACAGAAAAACGCAAGATGCTGATAGTGCTATCGGATGGCCAACCTAATCTGGAGTGGGGCACCGATTTGAGCTTGTTGAAATCTGATCTGAATAATGTCATTAGAAAAGTGATCAAAGCAGGAATAGAGTTGATTGGCATAGGTTTGGACGTTGACTATGTTAAGCAATTCTATCCAGAGTATGCTGTGATCAATGACATGGACAAGATGCCTGCTGTTATTCTAAACATCCTAAAGAAACACATGATCAAACATATTTGATCAACTGTCGAAACAGAGGAGTGACCAGCCACATTCCTCTGTCCACGCAGCGTTGATTACCTGCGTGCCGATGAGACAAATCAACGGATAACTACACAGAGAGGAGAATGACAATGGCGAACAAGGTATGGACAGAGGATGAGGTGGTGGCGCTGATTCAAAGAATGGACAAGAAGGCTTTGATCAGACCACTCAATAAAATGTGGGACAGGCAAACAACGGATGAACAGAGCACACATGATACCCACATCACTAACAAAAGAGGATTCAACAAGATGGACGCACCATTCTCTGGATCACTGATTGAATCGTTTGGAAAGTGCAAGAATTTCACAGACAAGCAAGCGGCAGCGATCAGGAAAATGCTGACCAAATATCGCAAGCAGTTGACAGAGATTGCCAATGAGAATAACGGCAACACACCGGAATCCACAGCACAAGTTGAAGCCACTCCTGAGACAAAGGAAATGAAACCGCAGAAGGAACAGACCACATTCAGTTGGAAGGGTGGAGTTGTGGAAGTGGTAAAAGTTGGAAACAACGGAAAACAGACGGTGCTGGGGTCAACTGATAACAAAGCCAAAATGGACATGAATTCTTTGGATCAGGTCAGACAACGCTATATGCGGAGAGGAGAGGATGCCAATGGCGCCCAAGGGAACACAACTATATAAGGTCAGCATACCAAAGTGTTATTTTCCAAAGGATAGCTGGCCCAAAGGTGTTACGCTATATATGGAAACAGTGAAAATGTTTGCCAATAGCAGGAGTGAAGCAGCGCAGAAGGCTTGGCAAAAGCATGGCAATAGGTGGCTGAAAATGTCTGCTCCCAAAGTGACAAAAATAAGGCACTGGGGTTTGGCTGTGAATTATCCACAAAAAGGGCCACTTGGATTCGCATCAAGATATGAAACAATCAGAGTGTATTCTGAAATCACATATGAAAGGATGTCCAATGAGAGCAGTGATTGTAAGAGTGGTTTGGCAGAACACAGGCGAGTTGGAAGGATACAGGGTTGAAGTGTTTGATGGAGAGGAGTTGATTGACTGTTTCAAGGACACACGATTAAAGAGGATAAAAGAGACAGCCAAAAGGTATCACCCCAAAATCAAATTCCAACGCAAGATGGAGCATGGTGAAGTGAATGGAATTTGTTAACAAGCATGCCGAAACATCCGCTACACACAGCGGATGTCGTCAATGGTTGACCACCGTTGGCCTGATGATGGCAAGTCACCAGAATTTAACACATGAAAGGATGGTACAAGGAAATGAACAGAGGAGACAAATTTTATTGGGTGTCATACAGAAGGTATGGCGATTGGCAACCGGCAATCATAGAGATGGTGTATGTTAAAGAGACACCAGAGTATGTGTTCGCAATTGGACCAAAAACACTTGAGGACAAATACAGTCTGATTGGACACATAGAAACAACACAGGGAACAAAGATCACGGACGTGTGGAAATTAGTGGATAAAAGTGACTATGTTCGCATACCCAAGAATCAGGTTCATGACATTACACCAGAGCGTGCCACACTATTCGCCACATACAAAGATTTATCATCTGCTGTAAGCAAGATCAATGAAGCAATCAACAACATAGTCAACGCAGCCAGAAAGTAAAGAGGAGAGGATGAAATGAAAAGCATTCCAGGCAAGAAGGATATCATCAATCCAAAACATCTGATACTGTTGTGTAAATTATATGGCACCGACATAGATGACAGAACCAGTATCAACGATATGAAGGATCAATTTGTGGAGTTTTACACACTCCTGTATGAAGAAGGTAAACAACCAGTGCGGATAAGAGGACATGAATATTCATATATGTTTGATAGGGATAACTGGCATGTTGTCCGCACTTCTGATGGCGGTGAAATAGTATTGAGCTTTGTGTCTGATCTGATTGACTACGCAAGTGAAGTTGCGGAAGTGTTGGCAGATGCTTCATATTGCCATGTTGTCTCTATCTTCACCACTGGCGATGTTGACCAGCAGGAACATGAAATCCAAAACATTAATGAACCACCTGAATACAAGTTCAGTTAAGAGGAGAGAATGACCATGTTAAGCAAAGCGATTGTGCCAGAAGGCAAGAAGGGTGATTGGGCTATAGATAAGTTCACAATCACAAAAGAACAAGCAGAGTTTGCCAATTTGCGTGCTCTCATCAACAGAAGGCCACAGACTATGGTTGATCCAGGAGAGTACACAAGATTGACACATCAAGGCGGCATAGTGATGACCGACACTCCTATGGAGATGAGGATGCACCAACATTTCTACCACAAGGCAGAAGGTCGTGTCTTCATATCAGGATTGGGTTTGGGTGTGATTGCCAGTGCGGTTGCCAGCAAGGATGAAGTTGAATATGTTTTGGTAATAGAGATTCAACCTGAAGTCATAGACTTGGTAATGCCACACCTTACACACTTAAACAAGTTACATGTCATTTGCCATGATGCCTACACATTCAAACCAACGTTATCCGATGGCCGCAAATTTGATTGGGGTTGGCACGATATTTGGAATGAAATTTGCGGTGATAATCTGGATGACATGAAACGTTTACACAGGCATTATGCCAGGTATATAACCAACCAGAGGAGTTGGAGCAGGGATGATCTTGAACGGATGAAGTGACAAAGATATTAATGACCGTGAAGGCTTGGTCAAGACAATCGAAACATCCGCTACACACAGCGGATGTCGCTGGAAAGTTGACTTGCTTCCAGCCTGACAGAGATAGAGTCAGATCAAAGTCTTCCAGCCAATGGTAGTTGGACACAAGGTCATGTCCAACGGGACACGTGCTTGGAGTGGTGGGGCCAAGCACACTTATGAAAGGATGGCAAATTATGATCAAATTGGTACCAGACAATTTCACTTGTCCGGATGAAGTGAGAAAAAAGTTTGAGACGGTGTTGAATGGTGTAGCACCACTCATACACAAGAAGGCCATACAACTATCATTCAAGATAGGAGAGGATGTGGCAGATATTGAACAGATGTTCAGGATGACTCTTATGGCTGCTATGGTGAAATTTGATCCCAACAAAGGTGTCAAATTTAGCACATATTTCTACCAATCTCTGAATAATGTGGCGCCCATGATTATATCATATCACTTCGCACAAAAGCGCAATCCACATTATATAGACAGCGAAACCAACAAAGTACAATTGAGCCCACATTCTGTGTATCCAAGTCCAGAACAATGGTTGGCAGAGGAGCCATTGGCATTAGGCCACCATGCCCATAAGAGAGAGGATTGTTGGCTTGTACACAGAAATACACCAGAAACCATATTGATGGATTTGGAACATAATCGTGTGTCCAAAATGAATAGGCAACGTTTGTTTGAATCTTTGGACAAACCTATAGACAGGAAGGTGCTACAGATGGTTCTGAATCCACCACAAGACTTGCGGGATTTGGCAGAAGTGTTGACTCGCAGTTTTCAGGTGATCAGTTATCTATCTCAAAAGATAGGAGCAACAACTGGACAAATTAAAAGCAGCTTAAAAAGGATCAAGGCCAAAATGATACTTTTAGCTACAACATCAAATAATAAGGACACAGGCGAAAAATCTTGTGTATTGACAAGCCAATCTTTGGTTGGCCAAATTTTAACTGGAGGTGACGACATGTCAGACGAACAGAAGGATGAACAGGGAAGTGGTGGATGCGTTGGCTTTTATGAGGTTGGACTCGCAGAGTGCGATGGCAACCCATCAGCCAAACAGGAAAAGGAAAAGGAACCATGTGCCAAACGTGATGAGTGCAAACCTATAGCTGATGCCGCCAGAGCGGTGGCAGAAGCTGAGGGTGGCGAATGGACTAACATCGTCAAAACAGCCGCAACAGCAGGAGAGGATGGAATCATCGCACTGCTTCAGAAGGGAACTGAGTTGATGAAGAAGGGTGGCAAGTCCAAAGGCAAGAAGGCTAAACAGGAAGCACCCAAAGCGGACACACCAACGCCAGCGCCAGCGGAAGCACCCAAAGCGGACACATCAACTGAAACTCCTGCGGAAACAGCAGATGCCAAGGCCAAACCGGACAAAAGCAAGCCCAAAGCTGCCAAGGAAAAACCCAAAGCTGCCAAAGCAACAGCCAAGCCTCAATCGGATACCAAGGCCAAAGAAAAACCAGCCCCTGCGGATGCTTCTGAGCCAGCGACAGAACCAGCAGGAGAGGAGACAAAGAAGGCTGCTCCCAAGGCCAAGGCAGAACCAAAACCCAAGGTCATATCGGGCATGCTTGATCCTAACAATCCGTCCAGACTCTTGGCCATGACTCTGGCCCACAAGATAGCGGCAGCGTTCAGCAAGACGTTAATGGACAAAGCAGCGGCACAGAATGATGGCGATTTTTACATCATCGACAAGACGCCATTGGGCGGTGGTGGTTCTGGATACCTGACCATGTACTGCCATAAGACTACAGGCAGGGAGCAAGGTCTGGCTATCCTTTATATCAAACCACGCACCGGAAACATCGATGTGGGGTTGCCATGTCCAGACACAAATATCGCTCAAAAGGCTGTACCATTCAAGACAGACATCAAGGACACAGCGTTTGATGGAGCGTTCAAGGCCAGACTCATGGGCGTGGTTGAGGCCAATACCGATGGCGTGGTCAAGGCTATACAGAAACTGAACACAGACGGTGTCATCCACGTGTAAAGGGAATGAGGCCACAAGTTGGCCTCATCCCATATAATCCTAACACAGATGATACACTATACTCGCACACAAACTACACCATCTAACACAGCCAAGGTCGCTGTGTTAGGTGGTGGCATTCTTGGGCTTGTTTCAGCAAACTATTTAGTCAACCAAGGATTGGATGTGACGCTGATATCAGAAGAGATTGGCGGTTCATGGCAATCAGGTGGATTGAAATTATTGAAATGGCACCCTCAATTGGAGCAACTTTTGGCTCAATTGAAGGTGCCTTTTTTTGTTGATGAAGTGGAAGGGGCAGTATGGTGGAAGGAGCACATCATTCCATTGAGTGAGGTAACAGAAAAGATTCAGCAAGCTCATTTTTTGAAAACAAGAGGAACCATGGATGGATACGCAAATACTTGTATGAATGCTGCCTCAGGGCAGGAAAAAATTATTGATATTGATTTTAATACTTTTGTACAGCGTGCCAGAAAAAACATCAACATTCATTTAGCCAAAGTTGTTGAACTCAGTTTGATACAAACAGGAGTGTCCATAGATATGGATGATGATACAGTGGACACATTCGATTATGTAGTGACCAGTTTGCCACTTTGGTTGTTTAGGAGAGTGGCAGCTTGGCATATGCCTAACACTATGTGTAATAAAGTACACATAGCAGATACACACACACACTCCAGAATGTTCTGGCGCTATAAGTATGTGTATTTTCCTGAGAATGGTGGACCACATCGCATATCAACCAGCGATTGCGAACAGAAAGTATGGATGGCTGAGATCACTGGAGTGACAGAACCAGATTGGATTAAGGCTATAACAATCATCCAAAAAACAATCAAGGATGCTAGATTGGGACGTGTCAGAGCAACATTGCCTGGACACATATATCCATTGACTGAAAAATTGAACTATCCTATTAATGTGTTACCAGTGGGCAGATTTGCTTCCTGGAATCCACGTGAAACTGTCGACAAGATCATGGACAAACTATCTGACTTTGTGGAGCATGTATGCTTAAAGAAATGTGGGAACGTCAGAAAATTCAACAACGACACTGGCCTGTTGTAGATTTATCTCAAGCACTCTTGGAGCACATACACGGATTGCATGAAGAGGCAGTGGAGATCAAGAAGGCTTTGGGGTTGTTGAAACAGAATGTGCGGGACAACCAAGCAGATAGGAGACAGGCTTTGATAGAGTGCGTGGACGTTTACAAGCACCTGCTGGCTTTAATGATTTGCTTAGGCATAGAACCAGAGGAGTTTGCTGAAGCATTTTATGCCAAGTCTGATTTGGTTGACGTCAGGTGGTTATCCGATATAACAAGCCCACATAAGATAATTGTGCTAGACATGGATGATGTAGTGGCTGATTATGCCACCGGATTTGCTGCCTATGAAGCGCAGTGGCTACAAGCCAGAAGGATAGACAACCCCACTCATAAAGATCATGAGGATGCCAAACATGACTTTAGGATGGTAGGTGGTTATGGCTTGTTGCCTACTATTGATGGCGCTGTCAACGGAATACAGCATTTAAGAGAATTGGGATATCAGGTTGGGATACTAACAGCCAGACCAGCACACTTAATTAACACAATATATACAGACACACTGACGTGGTTGAAGCAACACAATATAGTTGTTGATTTCATTTTATGGGAGAGGGACAAGTGTGAGGCATTGTCCAGATTGAAGCTAGATAGAGTGTGCGTGGTTGAAAATTCCTTCAAGCATGTTCATGATTTGAGCAAGATGGGTTTGGGTGTGGTATGGTACAATGGTAGTGAATCCAACATCCATTCCTTTGAGCCTTTTATGGGCAAAGTAGTGATTGTACATAATTGGCCAGCTGTGTTAAAAGCAATAGCACAATTGCTGCCAATAAATAAACAAGAAAAGTGAGGCGCAAAAATCTATGGAACCAAAAGTGACACTAATATCATGGACAAGGTTGCCGCTTGAAACCTTATACAGCATATGGTGGGCAAGCAAAACCAACAACCAGTTGATCACTCCTGAGCAAGTTGCTCAAGGCGCACGTGATCCTGACGATCACATGGGCAGCGGTGGGTTGATTGACTTATTCAGAAAAGTGGTGGCGCAAAAGATACCTGTCAGTGAATCCATATATTTCACATTCATGATGGAAGGGGTGAGTGTTAGCTGGCGTGAACAAGCAGTCAGACACAGAATAGGCCACAAACATGATGATAGGATAGGAATGGACATAGTGCCCAACCAAGCAGATTCAAGCTGGTGGAGTCAATCTATGCGGATACTATCCATGGAACACTTTGCTGATGATGGCGCATATCGTGTTGCCGACACAATCAAAGCACTTCAACATAGCAACCCAATCCTACACAACGCATACCACATTGCTATGAGAGAGATTCAAAAGCTGTACAAGGATTTGGTTGATGCTGGAGTGCCAATGGAAGATGCCCGTGATTTGATGCCACTTGGAGCGCAACACAGAATATCATGGACGATGAACATCAACAGCATGCTCCACATAATCGGCAAGAGATCATGTTGGATACTGCAGTTGGGATTGTGGGGGCCAATCATCCAAGGAATTGTGTCTGAAACGGCCACCAAAGTCCATCCAGTGTTTTATGAAATGGCAAGTCCACCATGTATGGAAGGTGACACATATAACGGTTGTCACTTCATTCATGAGAATGAAAGGCGTGTATCAGGAGAGGACAACATGCCAATGTGCCCATTGTTCCAACATTATGAACTGTATCAACAACGTCCACCAGTTGAAACATATAGGAGTTTCACAACTCAACGCCATGAAGATTATCAATCATTCTGGGGCAGGGATGTATGGACAGGCAAGAGGATAAACAACAATGAAACCAAGTAGAATCATGGACACAGTTGTCCATTATCCTTTTGAGATAATATCACGCAATCCAAAAACTGTGGCGCACGATATGGTCACAAACGTAACATACAACAACGTGATTGACTGGTATTGCGACACAGGCGTCAATAGTTTTAGCAAGGCTACTCAGTGGTTGTGCGATATCATGGCAACCAAACAACCACCTGTACACATACCCCACGTGTTCTATTCTGAACCAAGAGAGACATTGGCTGAACGTTTGTGTAACATACACAAGATGGACCAAGTATTTTTCAGCAATGATGGGACTGGGGCTGTTGAGACTGCCATAAAACTAGCCAGAAAATACAATCATGATAAAGGATCACCTGGCCGTGATACGATATGGGTGCGCAAGAATTCATTTCATGGCAGAACATATGGTGCCTTGTCAGCATCAATCAACCAAGAAATTACACCATATCACCACAATGGTTTTGCTCCTGAGTTGTCTGGATTCATGGCATTCGACACAGTGAATGATATTGAGTTTTACAATGCTCAAGCAGTCATGATCACCCCCATATACGACAACAGCGATGTGCGTTTGCCAGATGTACAGGAGTTGAAGCACATCAGGTATATGTGTGCTAAACACAACATTCCATTGATATTTGATGAAGTTCAATCAGGACATGGACGTTGTGGCGATTGGTCAGCGGCACATTTATATGGTGTCCAACCTGATATCATGTGCTTTGCTAAAGGACTGGCCGCAGGATTACCCATAGGTGCCACACTAGCCATAGAACCATTCTGTGTGCTTACTCCTGGCAGCCAATTCAGTACATTTGGTGGTAACAACATAGCATGTTTACTAGCACACAAGGTACTGGATGAGTTGTCTGAACCAAATGTTTTCACACGCATCAATTTGTTGGGCGATTATTTGGCGGCAGAGTTTGAGCAATTATCAAGAGGAGAGTTCAAGGGTGTTTTAGGAGAGGTCAGGTGGACTGGTCTGATGCTGTGCCTAGACACACCAGGTTTGGATGCTAAGAAATTTGGTGAGGTGGCTATGCGTCATGGACTCATATGCGGATGTTTTAGATCAACACGCATGCGTGTCTATCCTCACCTGGATGTTGATTTGTCAAGTATTAACACAGGCTTAATAAGGTTCAAAGAAGCTGTGGCAGAGACAATGAGGGTGTGATGCCTGTTATTATTCTGGAAGGTTTGAATGGCGCTGGTAAGTCTCATGTTGCCTTGAGACTGTCGCAAGAGTTGTGTGTTCCTATCTACAAGGCTTTCAGAGTATCACCTGATCAGAGCAAAGAATTTTGTGTTGATCCTGTACAATTACAAGCCAATGGAATTGCTATCAATACTTTTCATGAAGATGTGTATGCTAGTGATTTCTTGAGAATGGCTCCAACCGATGTTATACTGGACAGGTCATTGCCATCTGGAATTATGTATGGTACAATACAGGATTTGAAATGTGATTGGAATTTTCTGTTTAATTTATGGCATTCTAATATGTTACAGGCAAAAGCTGTGATAATATGGATGGAATGCGAATATCAAGCTGCCAAGGATAGAATCAACGGAACAATTCCAATCAATTTACAACAATATAACAAGATGACCAGGCTTGGACATAAGATATTTACAAGGATACAATTTCCAAAAATGAGAATAGATACTACACACACGACCAAGGATGATACCTTTAAGCAGGTATTTCATTGGATCAAAAGGAATTGGACATGGTGAGCTTGGAATCAGCCAGAAAGCGATGGCAATTAGAAGGTCTGGTCAAGAAGGGCAATAAACTGGAAGTGGAATGGATCAACTCAAACCGTTTCAAGTGTCCAGCTTGTGGAGCAACAATGCAAAGGGTGTATGGCTCAGTGGGCAGCACCAATTATACCTGTACTGAGTGCGGACTATCCTTTCAGATAGACAAGTCCAAGATACCTGTTGAAGAAACACACAAAGAACCAAACCAGCCAATCAACACAACTCCTACAGCAGATCATGATGGTGTGTACGTTGGAGATGGAAAATATCTTGGCATTGATCCGGCAAGGATAGACTTCAAAAGAGAATATGTAAACATGCCGCCTGATGTTGAACCTGAACACAGAGGAGAGGTCAAGGACAGAATCATGGCCGCTGAACCTGTGTTCTTTACTATTACCAATCTGGTAGTTGTACAATCAAGGAATGATCTTGAGACTATAATCGTTGAACAGATCATGTCGCATGGGTTCACTACAGCGCAAATAGCGAATGGTGAAATCAAATTTGAATTTGATGCGGCCAGAGATGTTTATGATGTATCATTCCAACCGCTTGTGTACGAATTTGGCAAATCTGTTGGAATGCCTTTGAAGAAAATAGTTGGACTTGATAAAGATGTGTTATTACACCACAGAAATGTAGATGTTCTTGGTGTGGTATTACAGGAAGTATCCAAGTGTTATGATATGAGCAACCAAAAGATAGCCATCAGAATAATGGCTTCACTCCAAACTGGTTGTGTAGATATATGGGTATATGAGAGGAGTGAAAAGCAATCAAAAGGAACATTTGCTCAAGCAGCAAACAAAATCAAAACTGATACACGTGTGGCAGCAGATAAGTTAGCTGCCAAAAGTAATTTCATCATTGATCCTGACGGCAAGGATGCCCGTTTGGAATTTGGAAAATTCAAAGGTCAAAAATTATCTGAAATAGTGAAGTCAGATAGAGGCAAGCAATATATGGACTGGATGTTGACTACCAGTCTGCCTGAATACTTGAAGCGGGTTGTTAGTCACCAACTATCATTATTGAAGAGTGCCAACAACTATATTCCACCACCATTCTAACACATAAGGATTGATATGGATTTTGTACACCTACATACGCACACAGAATACAGCTTATTGGATGGTTGCGGAAGTGTGTCCAAGTATGTCCAATATGCCAAAGAAATAGGACTCAAACATTTTGCTGTTACAGAGCATGGTTCAATGCGATCATTTTATGATCTGGCAATCACCTGTAAAAGTATTGAAGGAATGACACCCATATACGGCATAGAGTTTTACATGTCCTCTGACATGAAGGTTAAAAGTTTGCCTGATGACATGAAAGCCAAAATCATAGATGAGACAGCAAAAGCACAGCAAAAGCACGCTATATTTGAAGTGGAAAAACGTTTGGGGATAAGGCCACGGTGGCATTTGTGTGCGTTTGCCAAGAATAATGATGGATTAAAGAATCTGTTCAGGTTATCAAGCAAGGCTTGGGTGGATGGATTCTATCACAGGCCAAGGATAGACAAACAGTCACTGTTGGAATATAAGGATGGAATTGTTGTTACCAGTGCTTGTGTAGCTGGGCACATACCATCTCTGATTTTGGAAGGCCATTCAATAGATGCCATCGATGAGGCCATGTGGTGGAAGGATAATTTTGGGGATGATTTTTACATAGAGATAATGCCTCACACTTTTCCAGATCAATTAAGAGTGACACCGCATTTAGTCAAGATTGCCCATGCTCTAAACATTAAGATGGTGGCCACCAATGATTGCCACTATATACGCCAGGAGAATGCTCAACATCAAGAAATTTTGTTATGTATCCAGACAAACGATAGGATGACAAATCCGAACAGATTCAAATTCGACACTCAAGAGTTTTGGTTCAAGACACCCAAGGAAATGGTGGAAAGTCTGTCCAAGCATGACATTAGTGGTTCAGATATTACTGATGCTATGTGTAATACTATGGAGATTGCTGAGAAATGTAAGGCCAAAGTTGTAATGGATAAGTTCAAATGTTTGCTTCCACCTGTAGTCATACCTCAGAACATTAAGGACACAACGTCATCAGACTCAGAAGCACACGATGTGTATCTACACCAATTATGCTTGGACGGTTGGCCGTGGCGTGATATGGATTATCAGATAGAGCAAAAGGCTGCCAAATTAGGCATTGATCCAGTCCAGCACAGAAAAACGTACACAGAACGTTTATTGCTTGAGTTAGCTGCCATGAAGAGACAGAAATTCAGTGGATATTTTATTCTGGTTCATGAGTTATTTGGTTGGGCAAGACAAGAAGGAATCATGGTTGGGCCTGGACGTGGTTCCAGTGCTGGTTCACTTGTGTGTTACTTATTGGGCATAACGTCACTTGATCCGATAGAACATGGATTATTGTTTGAAAGGTTCATGTCTCCAGCCAGAATAGATATGCCGGATATTGATATGGATTTTGAAGACAGCAAGCGTGGTCTTATATTACAACATTTGTGTGATAAATATGGCATAGGCAATGTCTCCCAGATAGGAACAGCTGTTACTATGAAAGGTAAGTTATGTTTGAAGGATGTGTGCCGTGTGTTAGATGTGCCACTAACTGAAGTGAACGCAGTCACCAGCAGTATTGTAGAGAGGAGTTCAGGTGATGAGCGTGCCAGTCAAACTATTGAGGACAGTTTCAAGGAATTTGATGTTTGTAGAAAATTCAATGACCATTATCCTTATGTGTTACCTATTGTCAAGGAATTGGAAGGACAAGTCAGACAGACAGGAATACATGCCGCTGGCGTGTTGACATCGCCTGTGCCGATATGTGACGTTGTGCCAATTGAGACCAAGGATGAAGGTGGCAGACGTGTTAGGGTTGCGGCAATAAATTTCTGGGGTTGTGAAGACATGGGATTGTTGAAGTTGGATGTGCTTGGATTAAGAACACTCACTGTCATTAAAGATACCTTGACAGCAATCAAGGATAGACACCATCTGGACATAGATATGGAGCGATTGCCATTGGATGATCCCAAGGTGTTACAAGGTTTCACTGACTTAGATTTTGCTGGCATTTTCCAATTTGACACTACATCAATGTACAAGACGTGTGAAGAAATAACATTCACGCAATTTGCTGACGTGGCAGCATTGACAGCGTTGAACAGGCCTGGCACAATGAGAAGTGGCTTGGCAAACGTTTACATTGACCGGAAAAATGATCCAACAAAGATCAAGCCAATCCATCCCATATATGATAAGATATGTGAAGAGACATACGGTGTGTTAGTATATCAAGAACAACTGACAAGGATATTTATTGAGTTGTCTGGCTATGAACCTGAGACAGCAGACTCATTGCGCAAACTAGTGGCAAAGAAACACGGTGATGAGAAGCTTGGAAAAGAGCGTGACAGGTTTGTTGTGGGGGCTGTGTCCAAAGGTATGGATGAAGGTGAAGCCAATAAACTAATGGACGGCATTACATTCTTTGGATCATACGCATTCAACAAGTCTCACTCATGCGCTTATGGGGTGATTGCTTATTGGACAATGTTTTTGAAGGTACATTATCCTATGGAGTTCATGTGGGCAGTGTTGAAGAATGAACCAGACAGACAAGAGGTCACAAGGTTCATAAAAGAGACAAGAGCAAAAGGAATAGATGTGCTTGGGCCAGATACCAACCATTCAGGAGTGAATTTCACGATTGTGGGCAATCAAATTAGATGTAGTTTATTGGATATAAAAGGTGTCGGTGAAAGTTCAATCAAAGAGATTGTGAAATATCAACCATATACTTCACTGGTTGATATGTTACAGAAGGTTGACAGACGGCTTGTAAAGAGAACAACACTATTGGCACTGTCAAAGGCTGGTGCTCTATCTGATCTATTGCCCAATGTCAAGTATTTCTTGGAGCACGAACAGGACATATTTGCCATGGCTAACAAGGGCAATTGGACAGCCATAGAGGAGTGCTTGACCAAGAGTAAAATGGAACCAGATTATAACCAAACAGATTTTGCTCTGCTGGCAGCTGAAGTCAGTCCATTGCCATTAGGTAAACACCCAATGGAGGCATATGGAGATGTGTTGAAAGGCTTGGGCAAGCATGTTAAGTTCATTAGCATGGATGACCCAGATTTATTCAAGACCAATCGTGCTGTGTATCTGAATGGACAAATCATTGATGTCAGATATAATTGCGTGGGTGATTTTTATAGTGCCAAAGAATTGCCATCAGAACAAGAGCGATTAAAGATGAGATGGGGTGCTAGATACTCTAACTTCAATGTGGAAGATGCCACAGGAGTATGGAACAGAGTGAAGTTGGATATAGATGCATTTCCAATTTTCAGAGAGGTCATTGATGATGGCGTGGGCACTCCTGTTGTGTTAAGGGTACACGCATCCACTCATGGTACATGGAAAAGTTTGAAGGCTCATATGGTTGTCAATCTTGACATATTAAGACACAAGATAATAACAGGTGAGCCAATGACATTTTGGGAACAGTATTTCATTGAGCATCCTGTGTCCAAGGCTGTTGGTACCAATAAGTCTGTGAAGAAAAAAGGCCACGACATATTTGAAATGACTGGCTTAATCCTAGATGCCCGACACACAATTGACAAGAATGGACGTGGCATGGCATTCTTTAGCATTGATACAATTGACCGTGTGTTTACTGCTGTTTGCTTTGCCAGCAGTTATCTAAAGTTCAAAGAACAGATAGTGTTGGGCAATGTGGCAGTGTTTGATATTAAGCATGAGAGGGGTGGCCTGGTATTAGAAGACAGGTCGCATGTAGAAATATTGAGACAGTATTCATGGCGCAAGGCCATATAATAATCACAGTAGTGATTTCCAAACCAAATGAATAGGAGAGAGACAATGGCAGGTATTCCAGAAGTAGCAAAAGGTGCGAGTGTGAGTGAGGACGTTGTCAAAGCAGTGTTTGATAGCGTGCTGAGCAACTCAATAAAGGGTGGGACAGTCATGATCAAAGGCTTTGGAACGTTCAAGGTCAAAGAACGTCCAGCCAGAGAATGCTTCAACCCACAAAACCCCAAACAGAAGGTGTCTGTACCAGCCAAGAATGTGTTGGTATTCCACCAATCGGCCAACCTGGAGTTGGGCAAGAGCAAGTGATGGAACGGAACAAACAACAACCACAGGTGCCAGCCAGGTTAAACATGGAATGTTTTGACATCAACATCGATGGACAGAATATCACAGTGAATCCAATGGCAGCTTGTCAGATCAACGATTTGTCTGAAGGTATGTCCAAGGTGGCTAGTGAGATAGCATTCTATGGTAGCCTGTTGGGTGCAGCTGAAAAGGCCAGAGACAAAATTGATGCGGCATACAGATCATGGAAGGCTCAATCAATTGTGTCCATTACCACCAGTGATCCAAAACTATCAGAATGGAAGGCCAAAGCTGTGGTTGAGGCTGATCCGCAGTTTCAGGCTTTCAAACAACAAGCGGCAGAATTTTCATCCATATGTTCAAGGCTTTATTGGCTTTGTCAAGCACTTAAACACAAAGCTGAAAGCCTCAGAAGTTTGGGTGCCACAGAACGTACACAAGCAGCAGCCACTGGCATGGCCACCAAAGAAAAACCGGAATGAAAGTGAGGTTATTAAATGCCATTTAATCCTGATGCCGTGCGCAAACGCAGGCAGGAATTGTCAAGCGGCAATTCCTTTACACCCAAAGAAGGTGAAACAGTTTTATTCTTTTGCGACAGTTCACGTCCAGAAGATATGTCAAACTATGTGGAATTACAAGTCCATTATGGCCTTGGCCCAAGACGCATACCAGGTATGTGTTTGGATACACAGCGCAATCCAGCTATGTCCGACCCACGGATTATTGCTTTGGCCCAAGAAATGAAAGGCTTTGATCTGAAGGCTGAAGGTGGTAAAGGGTGCCCAGTGTGTAACCTTGTGTGGGGCGGTGCTGGATCAGAAAACATGACCAAGGAACAGTTGGATGACATCAAGGCCAGCAGACGTTTTGTATTTGCTGTGGTGCCCATCAAGTACAAAATTCCAAACGGCAAAGATTTTCAAGACTTGGATCCACAGGTGCTCAATTGGAACTGTTCCTATACACAATGGGAACGCATCGCAGATGAGTTGGCAGAGATTGGCAATCCATGTGATCCAAAAAGGGCTGTGTTCCTAAAGGTCAAGAGAGTTGGCACCAAGAAAAACGACACCAAATACACAATAGAAGTGGACAAACAATCGTTGATATCACCTGTCGCACTTCCCAAACCAACCACATTCTTGATCCAACAATCCATCGAACCAGGAGCCAAAGCGGATATTTACATGGCAGCAGTTGACTTGGCACGGACACACGATGAACTGATTGCTCTGATGACAGGAATTCAAGTGGATCAGTCCAAGCCAGAAGAGAACAAACAGAAGCCATGCCACGGCCAAGGTTATGATGCGAAAGACACAGATTGCCAATCGTGCGATGAATCCAAAGGTTGCGCTGAAGCCTGTGGATCCAAAACGCCAGCAGGTGCTACAACAACCGCATCAGCCAATAACACACCAACCACACAGGCAACTGCTCCTGATCCAGAGTTAGAAGCACTGGAACGTGAGTTGGAAAAACGCAAAGCAGCCGCAGCCGCAAGACAGAAGGTATAACATGGAGCGCAAAAGGCCAACATCAAAGCCAGTTACAGCACAAACGGCACAGGAAGTGGTGAACACCATCCGCAAAGAGCATGGCAATGACACAGCCATGCTTCTTGGAGATAACAAGTTGTCCATAGACATAAAGGGTGTTTGTTCTACACAAAGTTTGGCCTTGGACAAGGCCATAGGGCGCAATGGAGTGCCCTATGGCCGTTTGACTTTATTGGCAGGGCCAGAGGGTGGTGGTAAGACCACAGTTGCCTTACACTTGTGCGCAGAATGCCAAAGGACTAATGGCATAGTGTTGTACATAGATGCTGAATATAAATTGGATCCAGGCTATGCCCAAAAGATAGGAGTCAACATCCAAGACATGATCATATCACAGCCACTACATCTTGAGCAGGCATTGGGTATTATCATGTCAACGGTCAAGCGGATATCAGCGATGCGCAAAGAACAAAAAATTGATATACCCATTCTGGTTGTGTTAGATTCCATGACTGCTTGTCCTGCCAAGTGTGAGATAGAAGGTGAACTTGGCGACAAGCATTATGCTCCTCAAGCCAATGTCATGTCATCTGGGCTTAAACACATCATCCGTGATGTATCATCAGAGCGTGTGGCACTTGTGTTTATAAGTCAATTGCGTGAAAAGATAGGAGTGATGTTTGGAAATAAGGATGATACAACTTGTGGCAAAGCACCAAGATTTTATGCCAGCCTTGGGATCAACATCAAGCGCAAAGGGGCATTAGCCAACAACGACAAAGCGCACGTTTGTGAGGGATATGTGTGGAAAAACCAGATTGCTGTCCCTTTCAAGAAGGGTGAATTTGTGATAGAATTTGGCAAAGGCATAGACATCATCCATGAGATAGTTGCTCTGGGTGTAGAAGCAAAAATCATCGAACAATCGGGTGCGTGGTATTCATTTCAAGGTGAACGCATAGGACAAGGCTTGGAGAATGCCAAAGAATACCTGAAGGAACACAAGGACATAGCTGACAAGATAAGAAGGATGCTGTGAGCAACAAAGGATACACAGTGGCCGTGACAGCTGATTTACATGCTACCAACAACCTGTACTTGGCCAAACCGACATCAGAAGGTTACACAGACAGGTTGTTGGATGTCAATCATGTGTTAGATATTGTGTTAAGCGATAAGAGTGTTATTGATGTGTTAATTCTTGGAGATTTATACCATAATAGATTGTTAGATGCCCCCACACTGAAGAAAATAGGCAGAACATTTGAAGATCACGGAGACAAGAACATATACATATTACCTGGCAATCACGATGCCCATGATGCTTTTGGACAGCATTATAATGTGGATTACTTGGACAATCGCAACATTAACGTTCTCAATGAAGGTGATGCTTTGGAATTTAGCAATACAACTTTGATAGCATTACCTTATCTGCCTGACCGCAAAGCCAAAGAAATTATCCAACAGCTGCGTGGGGATGTGCTGCTCTGCCACCAATCGTTTGTAGGCTGTAGGAATAATGGTTGGGTGAATAAGTTTGGTATTGAAGTCAAAGATTATGACCACTTCAATTATGTTCTATCAGGACACTTTCATGAAAGTCAAGAGTTTCACAAAGGAATGTATGTTGGCTCACCGTTGCCACTATCCTTCCAGGAATCAAACAACAAAGGTTATTGGCTTATCACTTTTGATAATGGACAAGTAATACACAAAGAATTCCAGCCTATAAAATCACCAGAATTCAGAACAACAGAAATTAAAGGTTGTCACAATGCCAAAGGTTTGTTGGAAGTGTTGGAGGCATTGGCCAAGGATAAGGTATATGTCCATCTACATATCATTGTCAATGCTGGTGATGTTAACACACAAAAGGCAGCGTTGAACACTGTATCCGATAAATTACCAGAAAATGTGAGGATGTTGACTTGGACTATAACACAGGCAGATACCCAGAAAGCCATTCCAACGGCATCAGAAATGGCTGCTCTGCCAACGATAGAATCCATGTTGGATAAGTACATGGTTGAAGTTTCAGGCCTATCAGATGAGGACAAGAAACAGGCTTGGCAGATAGGTATGGATATATTGGGAGAGGCAAGATCATGATAGTATTTGAACAATTGGATGTTCAAGGCTTTTGTCCTTTCACAGAACACCAGACTATATTTCTGAACAAGCCATCAATGCTTGTGTTAGGACATAACACAACTGCTACATCAGCAGAGAGTAATGGAGTGGGCAAAAGCTCATTGTATAAGGCTTTGGCTTGGTGTTTATACGGTGAAACAGCAGATGGAGATACAGGAGATGATGTTGTAAATAAACATTCAAAACAGGCTGTTGTCAAGCTACACATTAAGGACAACACCAATGACATATACATAGAACGTTCCAGAGGCAAGGGACAGACTGATGCTACATTACAGATATTGGACAGCAAAGGCACAACAATTAATGAAGTCACAGGGCATAAGCAGACTGTAGAAGCAGTTGAAAAGTTGCTTGGAATGGATTGGCAAACGTTCAAGAATACCACCATGTATTGTCAAGGTGATTACAAACGATTTGCTGACCCTAACACAACAGATGCTGAGCGCAAGTCCATATTGAGAAGGATACTCAACTTGGATGTAATGTCTGATTGCGCTGTTGTAGCCAGAAAAAGGGTATCATCCATCAAGACAGAATTGGCTGAATGGAACGTTAAAATGAGTGGCATATCATCCAACATTTCCACATTGGAATTGGATATTGATTTATCACAAGGCAAAGTAAAGGATTGGGAATATAAACATCAATTACACATAAATGAGATAAATACACAACTAGATACATTGGCTAGTCAAGCAGTTGAACCGTTGAGTATAGATGTTAAAGCGACAAGTGCTCAAACAAGTGTGTCCAAGTCTGTTGCTCAGTTAGAAATAGCAAACAAACAATTGCTTGAAGCCAAGAAGGTTCACGAACAGTTGAGAGATGAACACACCGTTTTAGTGCGTGACCAAGCTTCAAAAGAGACACAATTACATGGACTAAATGATAGACTTCACCAACTGACTGGTGAGCGGTGTCCAACTTGTAACAGTCCACTTTCTGTTGGTGAAGCCAAGGATTATAAAGAACAGTTGTACAAACAGATCAAGGAACAGTGTGCTGTGTTAAGAATCATAGATAATGACATGGTTGTAAAACGACAAGAAATAGAAGCATCAAATGTTGTTTTAGATTCTATCAATACTGACATCAAGGATTGCCAAGCATTACACAATAAGGCCATTGGTTTACTACACAAGTATCAATCTGACATAAAAGTCAACAACCAATTGATATCTGAAATTGTAAGGTTAAAAAAGCAACTAAATGAAACCAGAGCAGAAAAGTGTCCACATACTGGTAACACCACACAATTAGAACAGCGATTGCGTGAGCACAAACGGTTGAGGTCTCAAGCTCAAAGCAAGATTAAGGAATTGTCTGACCGATTAAGGTTGACTGAATTTTGGGTAGATGCTTATGGAAATGAAGGGCTGATTAACTGGGCCATTCTACAGGTGCTGCCAACGTTGGAGTCATCGGCCAACCAATATCTGGGGCTGTTAACTGATGGCAGCATAACACTGGAATTAGACACAAGAAGCAAACTCAAAAGTGGCAAGGCTGTAGATAAACTTGGGTTCAAACTGAACATAGAAAATTTGGGAGATGTGACGCCATCGGGTGGACAGGCCAAGAGGATTTCACTTGCTGTATCGTTGGCTTTGATGTCTTTGGTCAGAGCAAGAACAGGCGCCAGTATTGCCAACTTATTCTTGGATGAACCTGATGTTGGGCTAGATACAGCAGGCAAAGAGAGATTCTATGGCCCACTACTTAACACATTAAAAGGCCAATATGGTTGCGTCACAGTTATTACACATGATCCCAATGTAAGAGGATATTTTGATGATACCATATTTATCAAACGTGCTGGAGGCAAATCATGGGTGGAATGAAACGAACAGCAAGTCAAGTTGGAAGGATGTCCAGGCAGAAGGGTGCGTCATATGAAAACAGAATAGCACACATCCTATCACTATGGTGGACTGATGGCAAATCAACCAAGTCAACTAAGGTGTTTAAGAGAACAGTGATGAGTGGTGGTTGGGACAAACGATTTGCTGCTGGCGATTTGCTTGCTCCTGAACCCAATTTTCCAATACACTTTGAATTGCGCAAGAGAGAGGAGTTTGACCTGTCTTTTATAATCAAAGATGCTGTAGTCATGAGATGGTGGCAAGACGGGTTGGAGACAAAGGATAGTAACAAGCGATTGTGGTATATCATGAGCAGGAACATGGAGACAGATTACTTATTGATGGATGCGGAAACATGGCACGCTATAGCCAGCATGAAGCCAGTCAATCCTAACAGAATGGAATGTTGGGTCAAACCATACTCCATAGTTGTGTTTATCCTCAAGGATTTTCTGGCGATGGTACCACCTTGGGCAATCAAAGAAGCACTAAAGCCATTGGCTATACAGCGTTGTAAATCGCACACAGGAGACAGCAAATGATAGTTGTTGATATTGATGGCACCATAGCAGACAACAGGCACCGACAACACTTGTTAAAGCCTGTGCTAGACTTGGATGCTTGTCGCCAGATCAAGTGTCCATACCTACAACCAGACTTGCTTGAACCATTCTGTTTGAAGCAAGCATCGTGTGATAAGAAACACATCACCCAAGATCAATGGGATAATTTTCTCAATCCTGAATTGATACTACAGGATGGGATCATTCCATATAGCCAAGAAGTATTGGCAACTGCAGTTATGTACCATGACATTGTGTTCCTTACAGGACGCAATGAGAAGGTGCGACAGGCTACAACAATATGGTTGAAAGATGTGTTTGGTGTCAAGATGACCATAAGTTTACACATGAGAACAACCACAGATCACGATCAAGATTATAAGAGAGGAGTGTTATCATCCATTAAACTAGCACATGATATGGGCAGCAGTTTGTATGCGATTGATGATGATCTCACTGTGGCAGACGCATACAAAGAACAAGGCTTCAAATTCTTTCACGCACCTGGCTGTTGGGAAAACATGTACAGTGTGATGGGCATATTTTCATGAATTGTGATTTACTATTGCTGGATGCCAAATTCCTTTTATTCAAGGCAGCTTATGCTTTCAATAGTCTGACCACTGAGTGGGAAGGATCAACAGTGAGAACAGGTGGAGTGTATGGCTTCTTGAGGCAAATTCTTAAAATACATGAGACTTATGGTGGAAGCATGGTTGTGGTATGGGATAGTATTCACAACATCAGGAGACAGACGCTGCCAACATATAAAGGCCACAAGCCATCTGCCCAGTACGATGAATTGACAGCATCAGTACACGAACAGGAACCAATTGCCATTAGGCTGTTATCTTATTTGGGGATAAGACAGGCATCAGCGGATGGATATGAAGCAGATGATGTATTATATACATTGGCCAAACGTTATTCTGAAGTTGGCTTTAATGTTGTTATATACACAGGAGATGAAGACTTGTTACAGGCTGTTGGCCCAAACAGGACTGTGGTGTTATCAAAACGCAAGACTGATGATGAGTGTGTAAATGAACAAAGGCTTATGGATTTGAAAGGATTAACACCAAGTCAATTCAGTGATGCCAAATGCTTGAGTGGTTGTACCAGCGATAATGTGCCTGGCGTGCCAGGAATAGGCAAGACATACGCAACAAAGATTATACAGGCTTTTGGCAATTTGAATAATGTGCTTAATAGTCTTGATGTTGATAGCGCACAATGGGATGGAATAGCCAGCAGACTCAGATTGGCCATAAGAGAACACAAAGATCAAGTGGTGCGCAATCTCAAATTGATCCGATTATTTGATTGTAACGACAACATGAAATTTATGGTGTCTGTGCGTGATCTGGAAAAATCCCAAGAAATGCTACAAGTGCTTGACTTCAAGACTATGCTATCACCGTCCAATTTTGAAAAGTTGTTATCATTGGGAGTTGCCAGAGATGGAGAGATTGTGTGTCCAAGGGGTGCTAAGCATTACACCAGAAATCAAATACAGGAGATGTGTACATATTATCTGACCAGAGACATCAGTGCTGTTCTGGGGAATGAATATTGCCATAATTCTTGTCCAACGCCACAACTTATTGGGATAAGGGTACAGTATGAAAACAGTATGGAGGCAACACATGCCTAGCATACTGAGGATACAAGAGAAGTACAAGTCTTGTACACTGTGTGAGTTACATAAGACTAGACAGAATGTTGTTTTTGGGAAGGGGCGCATCAATCCTGAGATCATGTTTATAGGAGAGGCACCAGGAGCAAATGAAGACAGACAGGGTGTTCCGTTTGTGGGCAGGGCTGGTGCTATGTTAGAACGTTTGGCAGATACAGCAGGAGTTGACTTGGAACAATCCTACATAACAAACGTTTTGATGTGCCGTCCACCAGATAACAAAATACAAGATTTGAATTGGGGTGCGTCATGCCGTCAACGTTTGGTAAGGCAGATCAATGCTGTGTCTCCTAAAGCCATAGTGACGCTTGGACGCATATCGGCATTCTATGTGTTAGGTGTGGATGATAACATGTCTGTCATAAGGGGCAGGGTGAGTACAGTATCCATAACTGGACACATATATAAAGCAGTATCAACATGGCATCCTGCTTATCTGTTAAGGAAACAAGGACGTGAGGCAGATACTTATGAAGGGCAGTTTGTAGTTGATCTGTTAAAGGCTTTGGAAATAGCCAGGACAGGTGTACCATGTCGGTGACAGTGATCAAAGCATTCATGAGAGAACACAAACTTAAAGGTAAACCAAACAAGTATGTTGTGTTAATATCAAGCAATCCTGCCAAGTTGATCAGTCGTGATAAGGTGTATTTGATTCACGATGTTGATTGGAGTAAACTGGAATTGCCCATGATAGTACACAAGAGGGATTTGCGTAAATATGTTAGTCCAGTTCAAGCCAGATTATTCTGGCGATATGATGGGCCAACAAGGAATTAACATGAGACCAATTGGAAGCCATGAAGCTCAACCATTTCTGGCCAGTCTGAAAATCCTATCTGATCATGGATTTGGTTTCACCATATTATCGGATAAGGATGCCATTGTGGCGCACCGTATGGATGGCATGCCAGTTGAATTTGGTATCAAGGAATTGATTTGTAATGATTATAGTTTCATACGTGTTAAGATACACAACAAACTGTTATCATATCAAAACGAACAACAACCGACACAAACGGTGACCAGAAAGAGAGTTTGACAATGCCATTGGATGAAAAATTATTTGAAGGCATGGGCTTGATACCACCTGTAGAATTAACAGGTGAAGATTTCAGAAGGCCAGACGTGTTACCATCTTACACACAAAAAATCAAGACGCCATGCGGCAATTTCTACCTCACTGTGTCCATCGGATTATTTCAAGGACGTGTACGCATGGTTGAATTGTTCGCTGCCACAGGATCACTGGAACGTGAAGGGGCACTGTGCTCTGGTGGATTGCTAATGACCTGTAAGTTAATCAGCAAGATGCTACAGAGAGGAGTGGGGCATGAACAGTTGGCAACCGATGTGAAAGGTGTGCCATGCGCAAGAACATCGCCTGATGGATTCCTTACATGCCCCATAGCAATCTGGTTGACACTGCGTGACTTTCCGCAAGAGATGATTGAGAAGGCTTTGTTCAAAAAAGAGGTCAAGCTGGAAGCATGTGACTTTGCCAAGAGACAGGAAGTTACACAAGAGGAGACATGACATGAGGCTGCTGGATAGATTCACAAATCAGGATTTGGTGAATTATCTTGTGTATATTATGGGCAAGAATATACCCAAATACACATATGAAACTTTGCCAGATGGTAGCAAAATTGAAAGGCCACTAGATGAACGTGCCAAGATGATTCTGGCAGATTTGGAAGATCATTTGGTTGCTTCAAAACGGCGCACCACCATGATGAAAATTCCTTGGCCTCATCCCAGATTGGAAGATTTACCAACACCACAGTTGATTGTTAAAGCATACCACAACGATGTTGTACTTGGACACTTGAGCATGCCATTAGAAGCAGAGTGTGTAGAAATATCATTTGAATTCATGTACAATCCAAGTAGCATGTTGAATACATGTGTCCTCTTTGGTCTTAATGAATACAATAATTTTATCACTTCGCATGAGGACAAACGGTTGTTTAGAATACACACTGGTGAAACATTTACCACTCAATCAGCTTTATTCCTGGCCACGGGTGGTTCTGTTGAATGCTTTGGAAAAGAGTATGAAGACAGAGTGGATAGGTGTTTGAAATGCGATTTCAGATATGTGTGTAGAAAACTACACTTTTTGCGCAATAACTTATTATCTGCCATGAAAGTCAATCCAAAGGTTGAAAAGGTATTTTCAGAGTACAAGTTATTTCGCATGTTTAAGAAAATGATGGCGCTGTCTTTGATCAAACACGAACAGAGAATCATAGGTGAATGGTTCTGGGACAGCCAACAACGCAAATTTATAAGACCATAACAGAGAGGAGACAACTCAATGCACAATGTGTTGAAACGTGGTGACAAAGGAACAGAAGTTAAACAACTACAAGAGTTGTTGTGGAATCATGGCTTTGTTGGCCCAGACAATCCATTCTGGGATAGCAACATCGCACACAGCCATAACATAACATCTCCTACACAACCAGAAGCAAAAGGCTTTTGGTTGGATGGCGATTATGGCCAATGGACTGAAGAAGCAGTCGGCATGGCGCAGTTACAGTTGCTAGATAGCGACAACAAGATGCCATTGGATGGGCAAATTATGGCAGGAGTGTGTGATCAGAAAACATGGGATGCTTTGGAGTTGCTTGATAAGGATCAATCACCGACACAAGGACTGGTGGTGGCAACCAAACAAGTATTAACACCAGGATTGGGTGTTGAAATTGTGACTGTGTTTAATTACTACATCAAGCTTGGTATCAAAGAGATTCCCAATGGCTCCAACCGTGGCCCATACGTTCCACCAGTTTGGAGCGGTGTACCGCACGGTGGTATCAATTTCTGGGTGAGCATGCCACCTGAGAAAAAAGGGGATGGCCCAGCTTATTGTTGCTTGACCAGATGTTCAGTGGAACATGAGGCTTATGGTCTTGTGACAGGCAAAGAAGGTTGGGTCAACAGTAAAGGGCGCATGGGATTGTGTTACGGAAACATGGTATGGGCCAAGAAGCAACCTGTGCCAGATAAGCACAAGGATTACTACATACCAAACATGGGTTGGGTCATTCCTGTTGGGGCTGTGTTATCCGGCAAGGTTAAGTTGCCCACTGGCGCTGCCATGGTTATGAACTATGGTGGGACACGTGGCCATACTGGTTCTGTGTCCAAGTCTATTTATGACCAAGAAGGCCATGGAGTTGCGGTTATCTGCTGTGAAGCGAATGTGGGCAATAGACTAGACCACCGCAAACGTCCATTGGCAGGAAGTGCCATAAAGTGGTTCATAGTGGCGCCATCACTTCTTGATAATCCTGACTTCACAGGATGGGACATCAAAGCAGCGACAGGAACAGATAAGGAAAACACACGGTGAAGCGCAACTACCTCAAGACAGATGATGTTGATACTCCACACAATCTGACCATATCAAAGGTTTGCCAGGAAGCATACGCAACTTCAGAGGGCAAAGGTTGGCACCAAGCCGATGTGGAGTATCAACACATAACCCAAGGCAAGATGCGGTTGATCATGAGTTGGCTGGCTAAGTTGGCCAGTGAAGTTGGCAAAGCGATTGAGGCCATCTACATAAACGATATGGACGCACTGGCGGCCAAGTTAGCCAACGTGATCATTCGCACTTGCGACATATCAGCGCATTTGGACATAGATTTGGCCACAGCAGTGGCGTCCAAGTTGGAGTTCAATAAACACAGACCTGTCAAACGTCCAGGTGATAAACAGATGGATGGCAAACCATGATTTCAGACAAGGACAAATACTATTTGCGCATTGCCAGGGAAGTGGGCTCAAATGCCAAGTGCTTGAGAGGGCAAGTGGGTGCTGTTGTAGTCAAGGATGATCAGATCATTTCAACTGGCTACAACGGTGCTCCACGCAAACGGTTGGATTGCTTGAAGATAGGCAAATGCTTCAGAGAGGATAACAACATACCACACGGCAGCGATTATCTCAAATGTCGTTCAGTTCATGCTGAGACAAATGCTTGTCTACATGCAGGACGTGAACGTGCTATGGGTGCTACACTTTATATGTACGGATACACACACATATGTGAGTGGTGCGTCCGCATCATAATTAACACAGGTATAATCAGGTGCGTCATACAAGCAAGCACCAAGTCAACACCCAAGGAATTAAGGGTGAATGATTTGATATTTGAACCTGAGGATGTTATTGACTGGCGTATCAAGGCAACTGATCAAATGTCTTTTGACTTGGAAGGATTGGCCAAGAGTTAAATGCCACATATAATAAGGCAAATCACAACACTATGAGAGGAGATGGAATCATGGATGATAATGAAGCAAAGAGTGAAGTTGAACGTTGCCTTGTTGATATGGTGGCTAATACACAGGGTGAGCCACTACTTAATAAGGTAGCAAAGGATGTGGCAGATCCACACAGACGCAACAAACTGCTTTTGTTGTGTAAGGAATTGACAGAGCAGTGCAAGATGTCGCCAGAACAAATAGTGTATCTGTCATTTGGTATGGCAGTATCTGCCTGTTTGACGACTGAGATTGAGGGAATGGTTGAAAAGATCACTCCCAAGATCATGATTCATTAAGGTGCCCATGGATCAAGGGCACATGCCTTCTTGTTGAGGTTACACATGGGACGCAAATATACCAAAACAGCATTTTGCGGTGAGTGCGGAATAACAGAAGCACAGTTGTACAAGCTAATCACAGATGGCTTGTTGATTGATTGCGATATTCATACAGACAAACTCCGATTATCACATCTGGGTCAAGCCAGAGTTGCCTTGGCCTTAACCACAAAGGCTGGCATCAAGGCAAAGATAGCCAAGCAACTTATGGCAACGCTGGAAGGTGATTTATTCCATAAGATAGGAATGGATCACCGTGGGAAGGTGGCGCTGATCCTAGATGGAAAATTGCTTCACATCGTCAACGACACATTGCCTGTATCCATATTACATGACAAATTAAGGCTACACAATATTGTGGTAGCTGTACATCTTGCTACAAGGCCATCTGCCACAGCTATGCCAGCAGAAGCACCGCAAGTAATTCCACCTGACCGATTATCCACCACAGGAATACAACGCCAGAGGGTGGGTGGCTAATATGGAAGATGAAAAGGTCAAAGGTGAAAGTGTATTCCTTAAAGCGATGGAAAAGAGCCAGTTCATGATTTTGGTTCAACGTTTGGCCACATCATTAAAAGAGGATAATTTTTGCCCAATAGCATCCGATGGTTTGATGAGTATTTTCAATACAGAGGAGAGTACAGCCAACGCCATCGATGTTATCAACGCCATCAAGGATTTTGGTATGTCCGATATGGAAGCCATCTATTTGTTCACAGGCCATGAACTGTTGAAGCGATTGACTATTACACAGCAAGATGGAGTAACAACCATAGCAGACAAGCAGCCTATGGAAATGATATCAATGGAAGGCGTGGAGCCAGAACAAGCATGAAAAGGATGTTACGCAGATTATTCAGACAGCTACACACTCTGTTGAGGGCATTCATTCCTTGCGATAATTTTCCAGGTGATAGAATCCACCACATTAAATGGAGTTATGGCAGGATCATATCAGTCAAGAAGGATATGGCACTGTGTAAGTTTGAATTATATCTTGGACGCAAGTGGGTGAAGACAGACCATTTCCACAACTGTACCAGAACAGGAGTGTATTGATGGAAACCATATTACTGTTGTTATTCATGTCAAAGCTTGTCCAACACCAAATGAGTGGGATAGCGACACATTATGGTTGCGGTTGGAATGGCCGTGTAGGAGCAAGTGGGATAGTAGTCAACTGCCACGATCCAACAGCAGCGCACAAGACTCTGCCATTTGGTACCATCGTCAGAGTGACCAACAATAATCCTAAACATCCCAAGTATGGCCAAAGCACTGTTGTCATTATCTTTGATCGTGGGCCGCAAGCCAAAAGCAGGTGTATTGACATGATGCCATACAGCTTATGGTCAATCACTCAACACAAAGCGGGTGGAGTCAGAGTCAAGCTGGAGATTGTGTCCAGTAAGTATGCTTGTAAGAGCAATGGTTGTCTAGCCAGAGAATTACACACAAAGAGGATAGATGACAAGAAGATGTTGGAGTTGCTAACAGGCATATGAGTGTGTCAGGGTGTGGCGCAGCCTGGTAGCGCACTTGCCTTGGGCGCAAGTGGTCGGTGGTTCAAATCCACTCACCCTGATTATGTATGAAGTTGTTACATTCACTAGAGATAGATTGGATGAATTTGAAACAGTATTCAAGCAAGCAGAATCTGCTGGAATGCGTGTTTTTATTTTTGATGGATATGAGTATGGTGTAAATGATTACGCAACGGAATTGATAAAGTATATGCGTGGTAAATTTCAAATGCCATGGTATCACAGATTAGAATTTTGGCCTGGATGCGATTTAATGGCCAAAAAGATATGTTCAAGTTAATCACAACAACGGCAATACCTAAGAATGTGTTCATCATGTTCACCCAACGGATAGAACATGGTGAAGTGTTAACCAGTTATGCTGTTGGAAAGGTGGGCAATATGGCCAATCCAGAATTGGTGATGCCATTCGGCAAACACAAGAACAAAACCATTGAAGAGATTCCATCTGGCTATCTGCGTTGGATGGTGGAGGAGTTGGATGGCGATAAAGATGAGGAGTTGATTGAGGCAGCAGAAGCTGAGTTGGATTATCGGGACAAATTCCACTGTCACATAGCAGACGATGGTGATTGATATGTGGATGATTGAGCTATCAGCAACGCTATTGGCAGTGGTGGGAGCATACTTGGTATCAATCCAAAAGCGACAAGGCTTTGTGTTATACTTGTTGGCTAACATCTTGTGGATCATCTTTGACATATACTATACACACTATTGGCAAGGGGCATTGTTTTGTTACTTTATACTTACAGCCATATATGGTTGGGTGTATTGGGGCAAGAATAGTATGGGTGATTGGACGTGGTGGCGGCCAACAGCAGAGAACATCAACAACCTACCACAGCCAGTCAGAAGCTACATCCATGACTTGGAGACAGCGTGCTCAAGTGCTGATATCATACAAGAGAATGCTGCCTTGAGACAGAATTGCGAAGCACTTCAATTGCTTCTGAAAGAGAGGAGAGAGGGTGCCCAGACTAAAATACATTGAAAGAAATTTCTCAAAAGACAATCTTGCGATAATCAGAACAGCCAATGATATCATCGATGAGTACAGCAAGTCTGGCTTCACTCTGACTTTGAGACAATTGTATTATCAATTTGTAGCACGTGGTCTAATACCAAACAGACAGATATATTACAACAGACTGGGTGGAGTGATCAATGATGCCAGACTAGCTGGAGAGATTGACTGGTTGGCCATTGAGGATAGAAGCAGATTTGTCCGCAGTCTATCTCATTGGGATAGTCCACAAGACATAGTTAATGTGTGCGCTGAACAGTTCAGAATGGACAAGTGGAAGACACAGATGGTACACATGGAAGTGTGGATTGAGAAGGATGCCTTGATTGGAGTGATAGAAGGAATTTGCAACCAATACGATGTCCCATACTTTTCTTGTCGTGGTTATGTATCGCAATCAGAGATGTGGCAGGCAGCACAACGATTCATGGCAACTACACTTGAAGGCAAATATGGGATATTGCTTTACTTGGGTGACCATGATCCATCCGGTTTGGACATGACCAGAGACATCACTGATAGATTTGCTTTGTTTGGGGCTGACGTGGAAGTCAGAAGGCTGGCACTATCATGGGATCAGATACTACAATACAGTCCACCACCCAATCCTGCCAAAACAAGCGATTCAAGGTTTGAAACATACGTTAAACAGTTTGGAACAGAGTCATGGGAGTTGGACGCACTTGATCCACATGTCTTGGTTGATCTAGTTGAGAGAGAGATAACAGCGCAGATCAACACAAAGATATGGACAAAGGTGCGTGACTTGGAAAACAAAGGCAAAGAGCAATTGAGAGGAGTGGCCCAACGATGGAACCAAATAAAAGGATTGAGTTGATCAAGAAATTTTTTGAAGAGGAGTGTTTGCCGTTGCTGGATACAAAGGGGCATGACTATACACAGGGAAGCAATGATGCCAACTCCAACTTCAAAACAGGTGCCAAGCGATTACACAAGAGAGGCATTGATGAGATTGATGTCTGGGCTATCTATTTTGGCAAGCACATGGATGCCATAGAAACATGGCTCAACGACAGAGCAGTCAAGTCTGAACCAATCAAATCACGCATAGCTGACGCAGTCAACTATCTGTTGATATTACACACGTTGATTGTGGAGCGTGAAAACATGAGCCGTGGGATGGCAGATCCACTCGCATAAGAGGAGAGGGTGATGGATGAAGTAGAAAAGATAGCAGCAGGTGAAGCCAAAAACGCTACACACTCTATAGGCAACTTTACTCAAGAAGATATACGTGAATGGTGTGCTAAATTATTCTTGAGGGCAATACATTCCACAAAAGAGGCATCAGCATTGTGCTTAACTGCCATACAATCGTTGCTTGAAGTTGATATGGCTTTTGAAGATAAGAAGGAATAACATGGCAAACAAAATCAACCATAACAACTTTGCCAAGCAGCAATTGGGCAAGTTGATTGTTGCCCATTCCTACAGAGAAGGCAAGTTTCACTCTGTCGTCAGGTCGTGAATCCGATTACTACATTGACTTGCGCTTGGTCACGTTGCGATCAGAAGGGGCACATTGTATAGCACTCATGATGATGCCGTTGATAGGACAACTTCATGTTGAAGCTGTGGGCGGATTGACACTGGGTGCTGATCCAATCATCGGTGCTCTGCTACAATTGGCTGGGCATTACAGTTATCCTTTGCGTGGGTTCATTGTGCGGAAACAACAGAAGGAACATGGCACAGGCAAGTTGATTGAAGGTACAGTCTATCCCAAGGATAATGTGGTGTTGGTAGAAGATGTGATAACTACAGCTTCATCTGTCCTGCGAGCAGCAGACGCACTGAAGAAGCACGCAGAAGGCAACAAGCCTGTCGCTGTTCTATCTGTAGTTGACCGTGGAGAGGGTGGCGACATGGCAATACAGGAAGCAGGGATGCAACACTTCACCATCTTTACCATCGATGAGATCAAGGCCATAGCCAAAGAAATGCTTGGGATTAAAGGCAAGGATGAGGATGTTCCACTGTGTACAGAAGGTTGTTGCGATCAAGGATGTGTACACGAACACTTCAATCCAAGTCTCAAGTTCAAAAGGTATTGATAACACACAATGTTAGTACAGCATGTTCAACTGTACAAACAAATACACAATGAAAGTGAGGTGAAGAAGAATGGGCAACGGATGGGATTTATTGATCAAGCTCAAAGAGGATTTGGAAAAGCTGGCAGCAAAGGCAGACGCAGAAGGCTTTCATGCTGAGGCAAAAGCGATCAGACGCAAACTGGAGTTTCATGATAAGTGCCAACAGGAGTTTGGCGCAGTCATTGAAGACATCGGCCAGTTAGCAGCGTGCCAGCCATCCACTCCACCAGACATTAAACCAACGATTGAACAGCTGGGTAAGACACTGGCAGTCGCCAGCTTCCTGGCAGACTTGAACTGAATCAATCGGCAACATATTGATTGATAGCGTTGATCAACACCAATTGATCAACGCTATATTTTTCAAGTTCATTTGCACTTGGAGATAACACATGGGTAACAAAGCAAGGATAGTAGTCAATAGAAACAAATTGATCCTACACTCAAAAGGAATATTGCTTGATCGTGATGAATACGGCAGATGTCTAGTTGGAGACGGTGTTGAGTTGGAACAGGCAGTGGAAGCTATGAGGACAGGCGCCACAATCTATCTTGAAGACAAAGGGATCATAGTGTCCAAGATGTTCTTTGATAAGAAAACAAAATCATATCAAGAGCAAGCCATCTGAACCGTGGAAGGCCACCCAAAGAGAGAACAACACATATAATAAGACAAGGAGCAGGTTGAGCTGACATGAAACAGATTCCACAAGGTCACAGACAGCCAAGAACATTTTCAGCCATGGTTCCATTAGTGTTGAGTCTGTTACACCGATGTTCCCTGCTCCTTGTTGTCATTCTATACTCGTGAAGCACGTGCGGCCAATTTGAAGTCTTGCCATCCTTTCAACTTCAGATCAAGCCGCACGTTGCTTGTCTGCCTACACACGCACTTACATCTTGACATAATCGTACACATCCATCAATTGTAGTACCCATCAAAAGATTTTTGCCTACAGTAAGCACAACCAACAACAGAACAATTCCTAACACAACACAATCACATTCAACCAGCCACCATAATAGCCAAATAAAGTATAGCGCAATTGATTCCTGTATAGTATCTTCATAGACATACCAAAGCACCAATTGCATCTTTGAGAAGGCAGCACACAAAGGATTAACAACAGTGTAAAGGTAATGAGCTCAGTAAACAGAAACAAAGATCAATCCTCATTCTTATCCTATCCCAATCATACAGGAGAGAACAACCACATCTTCTGTTCCTACCAATCGCCCAAGCCCATATCCCAAGCTAACAACATCGCCAAACATATACACAGTGAGCGGTCGCACTGTTGTTTGGTTGATGACTTGTGCAATTCTTTTGTCCTTGCTCAATCCTCTGCCTTTGTTCTGATGTCTGTTGGTTGCGATGTATCCGAACACAATGAAGTTGAATTTGTCCCTGTCATGGTAGAGAAGCACGCTGGCGCTGATTGTGTGATTGCTGTGCTTGCTGTGCTTGCTGTGCTTGAGTCAAAGTGCTTGAGTTGTCTAGCACCACACATATGTGCCATGTGTCTATGTGTCCACCAGGTGGTCAACACAAATTACACACAGCGCATTATGTGCGCATTATGCACAGAAGCACAGTGTGTAATACCAACAAGCACTGCATTCTCAACATGCACTCAATGTGTAATTCCAAAGCCACAACCCCATCCTGTAACATACACACGCCCACGCAACATGAAGCATGGAGGAGATGACGCACAGAAGCACCACGATAAGAAAAATGTAGTACACACAATTGCGTGTACTGCGTGTGTTGCTTACACATTCCATTCAAAATCAAACGGCCACATTTTGAACATGGACAATTCCATAAGGCTTTCAGGTGCGCCAGATGGCTACAGGAATGAGGGTGTCAATCATCGGGTGAAGGCCAATGATCCAATGCTCATCTGTACAGAGGAGTTAACACCTGGGCGGCAAGGCCAAGGACGTTCTGCTTACACATGTCAGCCTGAGCCAATAAATAAAAACACCATGATGAAAAAAATTATTTCAGGGGACAAGGCTACAGACCAAGGACGTTCTACATACACATCCATAGAGGAGTTAACACCTGGCACCAGAACCCATGCCACCTGTTCAGAGGAGTTAACACCTGGGGATAGCGTACAGACCAGTACAGGGATGGACAGGCCAAGGACGTTCTGCTTACACATGTCAATACCTTTTAACATATGGGGACAGAAGGCTTTCAGAGATGCAAGTGCTACAGACCATATGCAAGGTCTGCTAGCATCTGGAACCATTGACGCCATCGATGAACCGGATGAGCGCAGTGACGCCAGTGTGTCTTGTGTGCTTGGTGGTTGTGTGCGCAATAAAAAATCCTGCGCCATGGCGCCACGACACCTCAGCGCATGTGTACCCGACACAACACCCCACTGGCATGTGTTTTCTACACAGTGCGTGCCATGCACGCTTGGCCAGCACAATGCAGATGCAACACTGCAATTTGCACCCACACCCAAACCCCAATCGTTACACAGGGCAATGCAATGACACCAAGCACACAAGCACAGATCGCACAACAGATACACAAGGACAGTTCATTGTTCCAGAGTACACAAAGACCATTTGACGGATTACTTTTCATTTCATTTTTTATGAATGATTTAATTGTTGTGTCAGTCCAATGCCCAATGATCATCCAACCCTCAGCACAGCTCAGCGCAATTGGCACTGCCATAGAGGAATGCGTGTATGACTTCATTGATAACGTGTTAAAGGTTCAATTGCCAAACATGCCAATCCACAAATGGTCAGCATCCTGTGTGATATCATTCCTGGCCATATGTTTCATGGGAGTTTGAGATGGCAGTGAGTTCAGCAGTGAATCGGCAGAAGGCAACCAATCCCAATGTGCCAGTATTCTTTGGCAAGAAGTCAGAGCATGAAAAAAGGATACTGGTGGCGACATTCATCGCATTCCTGGCGCAAGGTCTCAAAGAAATAGAGATCATGGAACAGATGAACCTGCGTGATCTCAAGGCGTTGACTGAAGTCAAGAGATGGATGTATGAGTATGAGGCAAAGGAAACAACAGACAAGAGCAACATTGAGTTGTTCATTGATTACTGTGTGGCGCAACGTGGGTGCGTGAGTGTCCTTGAAGAAATCATACGGACATACAAGACAAACAATCAGTCCAATGCTATTGTAGGGGCTGTGCGAGCCAAGAGCGACATCATTGACAAGATAATTAAAAGAGGAGAGGAGTTGGGCGTGCTTCGCAAGGATAAGTCCAGCAGGATCATTGCTGGTATTGACATAAGAGGCATGACCAACATTGACATAGCAATCCGTGTCAGGACAGAATTGAAACAACTGGAACAGCTAACAGGTGGACAGATCATCGATGTCACGCCAGAGGATGCCGGATTGGTAATACAGCGGCAGAAGGTCTTGGACTCATGAGCCACGCAATCTGCCAGCAGGTGTCACGGCCATTCGGTGTCCTGGAGGACGTTACATGGCCTGGGAATTGGATGAAAAAGGAATACACATGAAGGCAGCGTCACTTTGTAAACGATGTATGAAGCGCTTTGTGTGTGAGACAAAGCGTGCGCTGGTGGTAACAATCAATCAAACGATAAAAGAGATGAAGCACGGCAATGGCAAGCTAATCGTGGTGGAGTGTTCTGTCCACGATGATGAAGCTAATCACTGGCCATAAAGGAAACAGCAAATGGAAACAGCAGTTGAGAAGGGTGGTTGTCAACCTATGATGTGGATGGATTATAATGAGGCAGGAGCACACTGGCATGAAGAGTTGCCTGAAGGCAAACTGATCGGTGGAGAGCACACACATATCCTTGACGATATGATGACCATCCTGAAGGGTGGAGCGCACGGTCACGATTTGGAAAAGGACGTGTTGCCAAACACCCAAGGTCTGCTACAGCCAGGTGGCCCACACGTTCATGAGATTGTGATGCCGGATGGGCGCAAGGCAATGACCCAGCCACTGGATGGCGCTGACCCAGGCGTTGGCGGTTATCACCAGCACATCACTCTGCCCAACGGTGAAACAGTACGCAGTGGCGCTCACGTTCACACCATTCAAATGCCCGATGGCGTTGTCCATAAGACGCTGGGCTTTGATGAGCTCAAGGCAATCGTGGAAGAGCACAAGAACCAGGTTCAAAAATCGGATGGCCCTGCGCCTGATCTCACCAACAAGTGCGTGTTGGGCGGATGGAGCAGTCACGATTGATCAAATTAACCAAAACAGTCGCTGCCACTATTACATGGCCGATTGTTGCGGTGTGGAACATGACTTCTGCTCTTTTAATAATCTTTAGATTATTAAAAGAGCAGAAGAGTCAAACAGAAAAACACAGTCAGGCACTGCTCAGCATGAAGCAGATGCCGATAAAAAAGCAGAAGCAAAAGGCTTGAGTCAAGCTAAATACAAACAAAGAGAGGAGACATTCAAATGTCAAGTGGAGTAGCAAAAGTTGCAACTGGAAATTACAAAGGCACAGGAGCAGCCTTGGAAGTCAAGCTGCCGTTTGCGCCCAAAGCAGTCGTGATCATCGACAAGACCACGCCCAACATGTCGGTCAAGAGCGATCAGATGCCGGCAGGTGTGCATTTCGATGCGACAGGAGATGCCATGATCGCCACAGAAGGAATTAGCATCCCAGAGCAGGTTGCGGCAGGTCGTGGGACTGTCGCTGACTTCTTCAAATTCAGCTTGGGCACAGACGTCACAGTGAACAAGCTGAACGATGAATACACATTCATCGCTCTGGAAGGATAATACACACACGGTCTGGTTTGCGAGCATCCACCACTTCCCTCAAGGGTAACATAGCAAACCGGATGGCCCAGCTGACTGGCGGTGATTCCGTCCACCGCCTCACACACCGCCAGCAGCTGGCCACGATTGTTGAGGAATTTACACAGTGCCAGGCTTACAAATATCAACGCCAGAACGGGACACACTAGTCCAACAGTGGCAGCACAAGCGTGAAATGCGCAATGAGTACATCCGTCAGGCTGTGTTAGAAGACAAGCGATTGGATGTGCTTTGCAAGTTTGTGTTTGATAGCCCAGCACTAATCATCAAGCCGTTCCACCACCAGATGATGGAGTTTCAACGCAATCATCCACGTGGAGTTATCCTGGCATATCGTGGAGCAGGAAAAACTCAGCCATTAACCATTGGTCAGTCTGTGTTGCAAGTCTTGGTGGATCCAAACATCAGGATATTGCTGAGTTCAAGGACATGTACACAGGCTGAAACCTTTTTGCGTGGTATCAAGAACAGGCTACAAGAGAGACAGTTGACAGAGATATTTGGCAACCAAGTAGGGGACAAGTGGGACACACGTGAAATCAATGTTGCCAATCGTACCACATCTGCCATGGAGAGCAACATAACCACAGTTGGCATAGATGGTGGTGTAGTCAGTCGGCACTTTGACATGATAATAGCGGATGACTTGGTGTCAATAGAAAACAGCAGGACATACGGTCAACGTGAGAAGGTTAAGGAATGGTACTACACTGAGTTGGAGCCAACGTTGGAAGAGGGTGGCAAGGAATGGATCATTGGAACACGTTATCATTACCATGATCTATATGGCCACTTGATCAAGAATGAGTTTGCCAAGAACCATCTTGTCATTCCAGCACTAGATTCACAAGGACGCAGCCCATGGCCAGAGCGTCATCCACCAGTCTGGTTTGAAGGCAAGCGCAGAGCAAGTGGCAGCATTGTGTTTAACTGCCAGTACATGTTGGACACGCAAGCCATGATGGGCAACGTGTTTAACGATGAACACTTTCAATATTATGATGAGGTGCCAAAGGGGCTGGAATACTATCAAGGAGTTGACTTGGCTATCGGTCAGCAACTATTCCATGACTTCTTTGTTATATTCACAATTGCTTATGACAGGCTGGCAAACAAGTTTTATCTTGTAGAATATCAGCGTGTTCATACCCCATTTCCTGAACAGATAAAATTGATTGTTAAAATGTTCAAACAATATGAGCCCATCAGGGCTGGGATAGAATCCAACGCATATCAGAAGGCAGTTTATCAGGAATTGAAAAGTCAGCCGCAATACAAGTTTGTTCGTGCCCATCCGATATTCACATCATTGGACAAGCTGACCAGAATGACAAAGCTAGCACAGAAATTTGAGAATGGTGAAATACTGATGGGACGTGATATGCCGGAGTTGGAAGATGAACTGTTATCATTCCCAAATGGAGAACATGACGATATTATTGATGCTCTTGATTTTGCTATCAGCATGGCTACACTGAGGCGTGTAAGGAAAACAAGAGAGGAACCAGGGTTGCTATAATGAGTGACGTCCAAAGACAAAAGGTTAACAGACTAACTGTGGTGACAGCGGGTGTTGATAATCCAAATGCTAGAGCAGTCAGGGCAACGATTGTTGGGATCACTAAACAGATAGGTGATGTTGCTGAATCTGAATCTGCTTACAGCAAGCAACTATCTCAAGATGATCCTTGGGCAACTTTGGTAAACAGCAAGACTGTTGTCGAGCCACCACTTGATCCACTGCCATTGTCAATGCTGATTGAGAATAACAGTGAGCTACAACCTACAGTTGAGGCCATGGAAGTGAACATAGAAGGTTTTGGCCATCGCATTGTTCCTGTTACTCTGCCACAAGCAATTGAGGCCAATCCTGAAATCCTAAAGACAATGGAAGTTGAAAGAATCAAGCTGGCCAACTTTTTCAACAACTGTTGCTTCAACAGTAATTTCATATCATTGCGCAGGTTGACCAGACGTGATTTGGAACTCACAGGCAACGGATACTGGGAAATTATTGAGGATACTCAAGGTGCGATCAGATGGTTGGAGTGGGCACCAGCTTGGACAGTTAGACTTACACCATTGGACACAACTCCAGTCATGGTGGAAGTGCCACAGATAGAAGTGGATCAGAATGGCGTGCCAGTTTTGGTGAAGGTTAAGAGGATGGTGCGCTTCAGACGTTTCATACAGATCAGAGAGGGGCAGAAGGTATATTTCAAGCAGCTGGGTGATCCAAGAAATTTGAACTGTGAGACGGGTGAATATTCAAACAATCCTATTGAGATCAAGTACAGAGCCAATTCCATGCATCACTTCAGGATACCATCGGCCAGAACACCATATGGGTTGCCAAGGTTTATTGGCAATCTGTTCAGCATATTCGGCAGTCGTGCGGCAGAGGAGATCAACTACACTACGTTAAAAAACAACAACGTGCCATCCATGGTAGTGACTGTGTCCGGTGGTGGTATGTTGACCACTGGCACGATCAAGCGCATCGAACAGTTTGTTGAATCCAATATTAAGGGCAGCAGCAATTATAGCAAATTCCTTATTCTGGAAGCTGAGCCAGTTGAGGTTGCGCCCATGCCTGGACAGTCGGATGCTATCAAGATAAGTATCACGCCATTGACTAACCAACAAATCAAAGATGCGATGTTTCAATCTTATGATGCGAACAATCGTGACAAGGTGCGTGGTGCCTTTAGACTGCCACCGATATTTGTTGGCAAGGCTGAAGACTATTCCAGAGCAACAGCAGAAGCCAGCCGACAGTTAGCTGATGAGCAGGTGTTTGCTCCTGAGCGCACTGCTTTTGATGCTTTCATGAATAGCCAGATACTGCCAAGGCTAGGCATCGTGTATCACCGTTTTATTTCCAATGGCCCAAACGTTACAGACAGTGAAAGCCTGACCAAGATGCTAGCAGCATCAGAAGGTACAGGCGGGTTGACGCCACAGATTGCCAGGAATATCATGTCAGACATCTTTGGTACCAATCTTGGAAAAGTGACTGCGATTGATCCAGATGTTCCATTCACTATCCAAGTGGCAGAAGCAGCCAAGAATACTGGGCCAATTAACATGGGCACAATAGCACCCATGAAATCAATAGTTCAAAAAGCAATCATCGATGGTGGAGATGTTGTCCAAGCATTGATGGCACTTCGCACAGCGGTTGCCCAAGCAATCATCGATGGAGAGGATATTAAATGATATTGGAATACCTCAAGTTGATACTTCAATACAGTGGGCCAGCTGGCGTTGTGTTGATATTCTGGTATCTTCAATATAGAGAGCAGAGCAGACGTGAAGAGAATTTGCTTTCATGTCTCATTGAAACTGTAACAAATAACACATCAGCGTTGGTGGCGTTGAAGACTTACATCGAAACAAAAAGAGGCAACGTGACGTGAGCAAAAAAGGTCACGATCAATTGGAAAGTCTAGTGAACACACAACGCCAGGTAGTCAATGAATTGTGTGCGAGTATAGGCATTCCAAAAGATCAGTGTTTAGTTAAACAGCCAGTTGCGTGCTTCAAAGAAGGCTGTGAAGCTAACACAACAAAAGAACAGTCCAAGTCCAATGGCAAATGGAGATGGTTCAAGCGTGTGCGTGATAACGGAAAATGATCAACCACTGGTTGTCGGTGGTATCCACTTCAAGGATAAGCACCAAGCCAAGCATGTTGTCCATATGCTGGATGACTTGATTACTGATGTGGTAATCATGGCAGCACCCAATGTCGGAACCATTGAGACAAGTTTGAATAAATTATTGAATGGTAAGTTTGATATCACAGTCCAACAAGCAGTTCAACGTGCTCTGGGTGAATTGAAAGGACGCAAAGGGCCACTCACACAAAATGATGCCAAACTGTTCAACCGCATATTCGACACAACTCTGGACACATATCCTGAGAAGGTCAGGAATGAAGTGTTAAAGGCCACAGGCTTAATGTACAATCTTCAGCGTGCTGGTTTTTCCGATAAATTGAAAGTTGCTCCCAATTTCAATCTGGTTGATTCTGAAGCCATTGATTGGATGAGAAAAGATAACATGCACTGGATTGGTAATTTCTATGGCGACAATTTACAAACACTAGTGCATGAGGACGTTAACAACACGATGTTGACTCAAGGTCTCAGCCGTGAAGAAGCTGCGAGAGAGTTACAACATAATCTAGCCAACCAAATAAGAAATGGCACGCTGCCAGCAGCTGTTGGTGTTCCGCCACCAGGATGGAGAGGGCCAACAGACTTATATTTTGAAGGTCTCACTGCCAACGCTGCGACACGGGCAACCACGTGGGCAAACCTTGAAACGTTTGCCACGGCAGGGGTTGAAGTTTATCGGATTGACGCTGTGCTGGATGAACGCACAAGTGAAATATGCCGATTGATGAATGGCAAGGAATTCAGCGTGCCACTGGGATTGGAACAACGTGATAAGGTTTTGAACTCTGTCACGCCAGGTGGAGTGAAGGCAGCAGCAGGTTGGATGTCAGCAGGAGATGCTTCTCAAAAGTTTGGAATAAGTGCTGGAGCACTTCCATCCACAGCAACAGCGACTGCCATGGCAGAAGGTGGTTTGGCTTTTCCACCTTATCATTTCCATTGTCGTACTATTGTTGTGACTACTAACAAGACTTGGCAGGTGCCAACAACTGGCCCAGCAGCGCCACCACCGCCCAGGGCCAATCCGATTGAGACAAGATTGCTGGAAGCTGATCCAAGGCTTTTACCCAGATCAAGTGCAATGGATTATTCTGCTAATGAAACCAAATTCTATGAGTTTGGAGATTCCCAAGCCGTTGTGAAACCTATGGACGGTGGATAACGTGAAAGCAGTACAAGTCATATTCAACGACATGCCAACTACCCATCAAGTATTGGCAACTTTCAAGTTGGATGGAGACAAGGTGGTTGCTGATTACAATGATCAGATGCTCAAAGATAGGTTCAAGAATGGAATGCCTGTCTTCAATGAAGATGGTTCATTCAACAAGCTAGTCACACCGGATGATGGTGAGGAATTTTTACATGCTTTGTTTCTGAACTTTTCTGGCTCAAGAACACAAGCAATTGAAATGGTATGAAAATAAACGATATCACAAAAGACAGTCTAGCAGCGGTGGACAACCAGGAGTTGTTGAACTTACATTGGCGCTGTCACCAGTTGTATGCACTGTTAACTGAAGGAGGGGCTGGCGATGGTAAGTCCACCGATGGATTGACTGTGGCTACACTTCTGAACAAGTTTAATATATTGAGAGATGAGATGATAAAGCGTGGTCTGAACTACACGCAACTTGGGAAGGCAACATCAATGCCAACAGATGAAGAGTATGGTGAAAACTATTTCAGCCCTGGGCTGATTGATGTTACAGATTTATTCATAAGAGATTTTGCGGCCATCAGTCCATACATCCAAGGACAGGATGTGTTAGTGATGGGATGCGGAGCAGGACGTGAATTGGATGTTCTATCCAAGTCAGGGTTCAATGTGGAAGGCGTGGACAATTCCATAACAGCTATGAAGCTGTGCGGGCAACACAATCACAAAGTGAAAAAAGAGGATGTCAACAAGCTGTCATATCCTGATGGGGCATTTGACACTGTGCTAAGCATGCACACTCTGGAACATCTATCTGATCCAAATGCGGCCATAGATGAAAGTCTGCGCATTGCCAGGATGCGAGCCATCCACTTGGTGCCACTGGGTAAAAGGCTTGATCTTACACATAAACGTGAATTCAAGAGTATGGATGATTTGCGTAGTTGTATGGCAGGATATGAAGTTGCTAAGTATATATTCAGAACAGAGGATAACAATGCTGTTGTGGTGTTTGATAAAACAGCAGAAGCACCAGCGCAGATTTTCAACGGTTTGGGCGACATGGTGTTGTGTCCAGGTTATATCAATTTGGTTGGTGGTTCCATTAAGCAGCAAGAACCTCATGACATAGACATGCTCATCAGGCAGGACAATCCTGATTCGGCATTGGAAGTGAAAGTGCGAAACCAAATCCCAGAAGGTATGAGACATCTTGTTCATTATGTGTACCACGCATCTGGGCCACATGATGACCATATTCCTCTGTATGATTTGGTGGCTGTTCTGAGACCTGAGGCCAAGAGGATCAATGTGTCAAAAGCGGACACATTGAAACCATTACAACGTTTCATACCATTGAAGACTGCTGGCGGATATTCACAGCAAGAGTATTTCACGCCAGAGGAGTTTAACACTGGTTGGGCTGAAGCACTGTTGAAAGAAAAGATAGGAATTGATGTTGAGCAAAAATATAACGGTTGGCGCACTGTGTTGGAAGCAGACAGTGCAGACAAGACATTAATTTTCTTTGAAGATTCCAAGGATGATCGTTCCAAGCAATTTCCATCTCTTGTAGATGATCTCAAGGCCATAGGTCAAGGAGTTATTTTGGATGCTGATCTTGGAGCAGTTCACGATAATGGAAGACCAGTCGCCAGGAAGGATTTGGCTGCTTGGGCAGGTAACCAAGTTGTGCCTGTGTCGGGTCAATTGACTCTGGCTGATGGTTCCAAGGCTTCAATAATAGCACATGTGTTCGATGTATTGTATTATGATGGACAGGATTTACACAGCAAACCTTGGACAGAAAGACGTGGCATATTGGAGGATTTGTTTGGTAAGTATGATTTCAAGTTCATGAAAATAACACCAAAGCATGTTGTTGATAACAAAGCTGCTTTGTTGAAAATAATCTCAGATGTTTCTAAGCAACCAGGTTCAGAAGGGGCTGTTGCCAAAGCAGTGAATTCAGATTATCCACTAACTGGACAGACTCCTGCGTGGTCAAAGATTAAGAATCTGGTTGAGATAAAAGTACAAGTGTTAAGCAGGCAGACAGTATCAGGTTCACCCCGCACATGGAATTACACAGTTGCCTATGAGGATGATAAGGGCAAGCTTGTTACGTTGGGCAAAACATTCAACACTAATCTGGACGCACCAGATGGAAGCATTATCACTTTGGGAGTTGAAGAGATTATTCCAGAATATGATAATGTTGCCGATGTGTGGAAGATAACAGCAGTGGTTCCCAAGGTCAGGGACAGGGAAGTGGGATCAACCAAGGCAGAGAACATCAAGAGTATTGTACAGCGTGCGGATGAAGGAAATGTGTTACAAGCTGATCCTGAGACCAGAGCAGCACTTTTGGAATCTGGCTTCAAGGTGGAAAAGAGATTGGCCATAAGGAAACAGACAGAAGGGCAATTGGATTTCAAGGCTGGTGACTCTGGCACAGCAATCCTACAGACGCATGAACGTGGTTTGACAGAGGATCAAGTGAAACTGTTGGGTGGCACTTTTCATTTTGGCGTTGATCCTATTAAACTGACACCAGTACAGATAACTAAACTGGATCAGATTGCCAAAGGAAACTGGACAGCTGCCATTGCCAACGCAGCCGATGGGGATAGTAGTCAGCTATCATCCTTGATTAAGGGTATAGACAAAACCACGTTGAACAAAGATCAGTTGAAATTACTTGCTTTGGTTGAACCAGTTTCCATTCATACAGACATACGGATGCGGCCAGGCACAGCGCCATACTGGGAAGGTGGAGAGGGATTCACGCCAGGCAATCAATTCCAAATTAACAAATTTATTGAACTTGATCCAACACACAAGATACTGGCTAATTTCAAGACAGCCAGATCAGATGAAGGTGGAGCAGCATCGGGTCAAGTAATACAAGGCCCACTCTCATGGATGAATGTTGGGGCCAACAAGCCTCAATCTTTTCCACCAGGTGCTGTTGGTTCCACTACTAATGCTTGGTCAAGACTTACCATCATAGATAAGATCAAGTGGAAGGCAGGCACACAAGATCCACATTATAAAGAGTTTTGGTTTGACGGCAAATTACTTAAAGGACGTTGGATATTTCAATTTGTACCTGTTGGGCCAGGCAGGAGAGAATGGATGATTGCCAGACCAGCCGATCAGGAATTTCCAAACAATCCTGAGACAGCCAAACCACCTGCTACAGCACCTACACAAAAGGCTTACAACACCACTATCATCAAGATAGACACAGTCAAACGATTGGTGACAGGCATTGTGTTGGAACCTGAAACATTCGATGCGCAAGATCAAATTTATGATGCACCAGTTATTGAAAAAGCTGCCCATGATTTCTTGGCTGAATACAATAAGGGTTCAAAGACTGGTGTAATGCATGAAGATTACTCACGCCCAATTGAGGTGGTTGAAAGTTGGATAGCACCGATCACCATGATGATTGGTGATCAGCAAGTCAAGCCAGGCACATGGATCATGACAGTTCATGTTACAGACAATGAGACTTGGAAACAAGTTGAAAATAATCAACTGACTGGCTTCAGCATTAAAGGTATGGCAGTGGCAAGAAGGCTTGGCCCAGAGAGGAGTGTGGCATGAGCAAGGATAAAACCAAAGAGGATAATCAACCAACAGGCCCAGCAAGGTTGTTGGATATAGCAGTGGATGAAGTCAGCCTTGTTGACAGGGCTGCTAATCGCCATAAATTCTTGGTGGTAAAACAATCAAAGAGAGGAGACAAAAGTATGGAAGTTGAACGGGTGAAACAGACAACAGGCGATGAGCCTGTGCCTGAAGCAACCAGTGAGCCCACGGCACCTGTCCATAAGACAGATGATCAACCAGCGCCAGCGGCCACTTCACCTGATGCTGTCCCAACCGATGCTTCCAAGGCTGGATATGCAGATGTCAAGCCGTTAATGGATGCCCTTGGCGCCATGAAACCGTTGCTTGAAGGTCTGATGTCAAAGCTGGAAGCAGCGATGGGCAAACTGGGGGCAGGTTATCCGGCACCAGCAGCCAAGGCGACAGAATCAGTGGAGAAGGCTGGAGCCAAGATCAGCCAGCATCGCATGGAAAAGATCATGACGGCATACCAAAGCCTCAAGGCTATCCTGGATGATCTGGGAGTGGATGTCAATGCGTTGCCAACGGCATCGGCACCAGTCGCATCGGCACCAGTCGCAACACAGCCACCTGTGGCTCAACCGACTGCCAAGGCCGACACAACGTCACCTGACTTGGCAAAAGCAATCGGTGAATTCAGCACTCAGATTTCAGACGTTGTAAAACGTTTGGAAACCATTGAGGGTGCAGTAGCAGTGAGCAAACAGCCAGGGCAGGATGGACAAACCACAGAAGTCAAAAAAGGTGACAAAGGTTTTTGGGGCAATGTCGTTTGACCCCAAACCAGAATAACACAAGAGAGGAGACACAGAATCATGACAAACAAGGAATTGGTTGAGAAGGCAGTCATCGCAGCGGATCAATTGGCTGCTGGCGGCAAACTCAATCCCATGCAGAGCGACAAGTTCATCCAGTACGTCATCGATGTGACATCGCTCAAAAACAACGTGCGGGTGGTCAAGTTCAGAAATGAAGAAGCCACCATCGACAAAATAGGCGTGGGCAAGCGTGTCGCTGTTCCAAAGGCAGAGGCATCTGACCCCAACGTCAGGCGCAGAGTCACCACGTCAAAAATCTCCATGAAGCCTGTGGAGATCATGGTGCCATTCGAGATCAGCGACACCTTCAGTGAAATCAACATTGAAGGGGATGCTGTCCAGGATACCATCGTGAAGATGATGGCCACACAGTTGGCCAATGATCTGGAAGACTTGTACATCAACGGCAATCTGCTTGGCCCAGCAGCGGTTGAAGCTGATCTGTACGTGGACGGTGATCCAGTGAAGGTCGTCAAGGACAGTTATCTGTCGCTGTGTTCCGGTTGGTGGAAACTGGCTGATGGCGGCCATGTGTACGATGCGGCTGGAACCGACATTGAGAGTGCCATCTTCAGTGAAGCCATCAAGAAGATGCCCGACAAATTCAAGAGAGACAGGACAATGTTGAGATTCCTGTCCAACAGCGACATCGAGCAAAACTTCAGGAACAAGGTATCCACACGTGCCACAGCGGGTGGTGATGCTGCGTTGACCACAACTCAGAACCTCACCCCATTCGGCATTGAACTGGTACCAGTTCCGCTTGTGGGAGCGACACAGAAGATAGTGGAACACATCACGCTGACTGGCCTCACTGTGGCATCGCTGGCCTACAAGCCGATCATCAGCGCCAGTGAAATCGTGGCACTCCAAACATTGGGCAATGCTCCCATCACTCCATACGTCCAGGGCGTGGACTACACCATGGACTATGTGAATGGCACAATCGTTCGCATCGGCACCGGCAGTCTGCCTGATCCTGTGAATGTCAAAGTCACATACCAGGCGCATCCACAGGTGCTCTTGACACACTTCCAAAACCTGATCCTTGCCATAGGCAGAGACATCAGGATTGAGAAGGACAGAGACATCTTCAAAGGCGTCAATCAGTATGCGATCACCGTGAAAGCGGATACGCAGATTGAAGAAGTTGATGCCGTTGTCAAGATAGTCAACATCGGTCTGGCATAATGCTACCAGCCATTCACAACTGAAAAGAGGATTTGGAGATGGCAAAACAAATAGCATATGCGGTAGTTACACAGAACAGTTCCCTGTCCATTAGCACAAGAGGGTACAAACTGATAAAAGGACATCCCATAAAGGTACACAAACTTGAGGACATCGTTCACTTCAAAAGTTCATCGATGTTTCAAGTGATTGAGATATATGAGGATGTTCCAGTTACACAAGGACAAGGGAATGGCGATACAAAAGCGCCACAATCGCCACAGGCATCAACAAACAAGATTCAACGCAAAGGCGCAAGGAATTAACAACCATATTGCCACAACTTGGACTTGGGCAAATGTTGTTGAATCGTAACAGGAAGTGAAGGGTGAACATGGCACTCATAATGTCTAAAGAAAATGGCACAATACACTTGGCTGTTAAGGATGTGTCCATACCCAGGAGCAGGCAAGGAGACATACACCTGTTGCCTAATACTCCAAGCACTATCACCCAAGAGGAGTTAAGCTACATCCAAAAGAATTATCCCAATTATAAGATAGTGGTGCTGAATTCGCAACCATTTTCTGCCACCAGCGTGCCAGCAGAAGGTACCACAAAGGTGGAAGGTGATAAGGATATACAGCCCAACTTTATTGTTGAGATAATTTCCAAAGGAACAAAGCAAATCATCAAGGCAATAGATGAAAAAAGGGTGCTGATGGAGACTCCAGAGTTCACACAATTCTTAACACAACTACTTGAGGCTGAGGATTCAGGCAAACACAATCCATACAGTCCACGTAACAGTGTGGTGCTCAAAATTAAAGAGGAGTTGAAACGTTTGGAAGGGTGACCAGCCGTGTTAAAAGTACAAATGGCCAATGGTGATACACTCACGTTTGATTTGAGTAAAGCTGACCAAGAGCAAGCTTGGCGCAGTCTGGAACAAAATCCAACAGCACAGGCTGACATACGGGCAGTGGGTGTTCTCCATCAAGGTATGTGGCATGTAATGCCCACTCCAAAAAAGTTCAAGCAGGTCACATACAAGGCATGGCTGAACTGGGATAGCAAGAATGGCCAAGAACGGCTGGCATCTTTAAGAGTTGGGTGCCAAGCTGACAACATTTCCATCATGATGATCCTGTACTATCCAAATGGCAATTCACCAAGGATGGTATCCACCATAGTCAAGAGAACAGGACGTCAGGTGTTTAAGTCTGGAGACAAGCATGAGTGACAAAGAATTTTTTTACAAAGAAGTGACGCTACAAGCTGCCTATGAAAAAGCAGATTTTGGCTTTGACTCAACATCTGTGTTGCTAATCATGGATGGTACTGGTGATCTAGTTTTCAGTTGGAGTGGAACATCTGGAAGCATAGATGGTGTGGTCAAAGCAGCAGATATTTTCTTGGCCATGGATGATCTCAGTAAGTCACACATATTTGTGAAGGGAACCAATCCAGGTGACGTGGCCAGATTATTTGCGTGGAGGCGCAGCGGATGAGCGGCATAGGCAGACGTGGTGGAGGCAGTGGGCCAATACCACCGGCATATTACCCTAATTTTGATCATGAGTTATTTGTCGGTGAAGGGTTCACATCCGTCAAAAACGCATTCACTGATCTTGATCTGGCATTGGCTTATCTCAATGCTTTGCCACCGGATCAACAGCCAAATGAATTCCGCAAATTTCTGATACACCTGAGCCAAGGTTTTAGACTTGGACAGAACAGGTGGATACCAGATTGGGTTTGGATAGATGGCAAAGGCCATGATAATACACACCTGATATCAGACACAGACGATGGCGATTATATACTGTCCATAGGACACGGTGGACTCAGACACTGTGGTGTAATCGCTGGCCTTTTTGGTGGTCCAGGTTTTGATTGCTTAGTCCATATCAGGGACACAGCCAGCTTACACTCACCACTCAAAGAGCCATTCGCTGTTGTAGGCGGTGAAACTCTGGTTTTCAAAGTAGAAGATGGCCCAGAGATAACTGTAACACTGGCGGCAGGTGACACAACAGCCGCAGCTGTAGCTGCCAGGATTATGGCTCTTGGCGATCCAACTTTGGTGGCAGGAGCACAATATGGGCGTGTACGTGTAAGAGGATTAAACACCATAGCTGATCCCAAATTAGAATTGACAGGAACAGGAACAGGCAATGTCTTGTTTGGCTGGCCAGCTTCTGGTGCAGTAACACAAGTTGCAGAGTTTGCAGAATTGCGAGTGTTGGACGATGTGTTCTGTATTTCTGGTGGTAGGTGTAACACTAATTGGTGCATCAGGAATGATGATGTTACATTTGGAGCCACAACATTCAATAACATTCGGATTGATGGACTTGCCAAAGGTGTAAGGTTTGCTGGTGGATCACTCAACATTACCAACAACCAATTCAGAGGCACCGACATAGGGTTGGACTTATACAATGATGGCATATCTCCAGCTGGTGTTCAAAATGTTGTGTTATTCAACACAGAGTTTGCGGATTATGGTCCAACTCCAGCAACTCAGATAAGGTTCAACCATAACAATATCGTTGTGTTTTCTGGTGGTAATTCCTACAATCCGCAAAAAGTTAATTATGGTCCATACTTTGGTTGTAGAATGGAACCTTACACATCGGCTGGAGTGATTAAATTCGCAGATCAGTATGCTTTCATGGGGCCAGCATGGGAAGGTAGAAATGCTGAGGATGCAATCAATCAAGTGTTTGCTGAGTTGCGCAATCCTTATTCACCTGTTGGAATAGGCAACGACATTGGTATTGTCCCAGCTATTCTGGCACCACCAGCATCCATAGATAATTTTGAGACCAGAGAGTTCAAGGCTGGGCCACAAGATAACCAATACAGGATACCTGTTAAGCTGCCACCAGTAGCAGCCATAGGCAATCGCAGTCCTTATTTGGTGTTACACATAATTCACTTGAACACAGGCGGCACAGGGATTGAAGAGGTCAAATTCACTGTGGATATAGACAAGGCTTTGGCAGGCGAACAGCCTGTGTTTAGCGAAACAGTGACTTGGCAGGATGTTTTGTTAGTTGGACACAAACGACAAGACATAGTCATTTTACTGGATGTAACTAAAATTGCTCCAGACTTGTTAATGACTTTACTTATCACCAGGATGAACACATTCGCTCCAGCACCAGGTAATGTCAAGTATGCTTCATCTGTGTACCTGGTGGGAACATCTGTGAGGTTATAAATGGCAGATGAAATCAAAGGTCTGAAAGAGTTAACCACTACACCAGATGGTTCTGTAGAGGAGACAAGGCCACTTGACGTCAATCAATACAACGCAATCAGGAATGCGGTTGATCCAAGTGATGAGTATCCTTTTACAACGCCATCAGATGTTACACCTTTGGAAGATACAACAGAAGGCTCATCTGGTGAAAGTTTACAAGCCAGTCGTGATGATCATACGCACCCAAAGTCTGTTGGCCTTAAACACTTTGTATTTGAATTCAGAGTATCAGGCAATCTGACTCCAGGTGCTGAACTAGATGCTGTAGCACTTGTTCCTTACACATGCGCCATACAAAAAATTCTTGTGTATAGAGGAACCAAAGGATCAGTTGGCACTTCCACAATCATTGACATCAACAAAGGTTCATCAGGTGTAGCACCAGTGACGTTATACACAACGCAAGCTAACAGGCCAACTATCACAGCAGCACAAGGTGATTACAAAGTGATCACAGCTACACAACCTGACATACAATCGTTGGCTGCTGGAGATTTCATAACAATAGACATAGATCAGGCTGGCGCTGGCGCAAAGTATTTGAGTGTGGCCATCTATGCTGAAGAGGCAGGATGATATGAGCAGTTCAATTCCAGATCATGTTACTATGGCGACAGACTTACAGTCAACAACTCTTGGCATTCCTGTTGTTAAAGGTCGTGCTGTGATTGACTTTGATAGGTATCCCAGAGCGATGGCTGCAAAATTTTCTTGCTACGCAAGGAAACAAAGTGGTGGTTCAGGATACATCAAAATATGGGATTATACCAAGGCCCAACAATTGGCCTTGATAACTGTGAATGCTTCTGATCCAACATTGTACACAGCAGAGCTTGCCAACGTGCCAGAGTCAGGAGTATCATTGATAGAGTTGCAAATTTATACTGATGGCACCGGAACAATCCAGGTGACTGGCGCAGTAGTGGAGGTGGGATAATGCCAACAGAATATGACGTGCGTGTGCGTTGTGAAACTGAAGGTGAATACAAACGCACCACGCAAACGGTTTTGGATCCAAATTGGGTGCCTGATGGTTGTGGTACCCACACAATAGAATCTGGCAGCTTTACCATTGAGGATGAAAGAACGGTGTAAAATATGGCAGCCTTGATGACAGTGGCGCAATTCAGAGCATATGAAAATTTCACGGCCAATCCACCTACAGATGCCAAAATAACAGCACTGATCGCTGAGTGGCAGGCGTGGCTGGAACGTGCTACTGGGCAATATTTTGATTCACGTGCCGCAACTATTCGTGTTGACGGCACAGGGAATGATCTGTTGCAATTGCCAATATCTATTGTGTCTATTGAATACATCAAGTTTTTGGATGTAGAATACACACTGGAACCATACATGTACGAAGTGTATGCAGGACGCCAAGAACCCAATGATGATCGTTTCAATCCACACATAGGCATGAAGGCTGTCAGGCCATCTCTGTTCAGCAAAGTTGAATCCAATGAATATGAATATGGCAAACCAGCTTTTCCAAAAGGTGAACGCAACATAGAAATCAAGGGTGTATTTGGTTTTCTTGAACCGGATGGAACACCACCATTGTTGATATTGCGAGCATTAAGAAGGCTGGTATTGAGGGATGCTACCACGATCAGTCTGGGCGGTTCATCTTCTGGAAGCAGCGGTGGAGGTCAGGCTGGCCCATTGATTTCTGAGACAACTGACAGCCACAGTTACACTCTGGCATCGGTTGCCACACCAGGATCAACTTCATTTTTAAGCAGCGGTGATGCTGAAGCTGATCGCATAGTCAGACTGTACAGAAGGCCAACGGCATTAGGAGCACCAAGAGATTGGTAGAACCAACACTCATACATCCAGTTGCTGTTACTATTCAACAGAAGGATGCTGTCAACACTCCATTCAGGAGTGACGCCAGAGAACCTGTGCGGACTATGGTGCGGAAGGCAGACAAGGCTTTAAGGGCACAAGTTAACTGGCGCAACACAAATGATCCAACGGCAACATATGAGGGCATCTCAGAGGAGTGCGATGGATACCTTTTATTCAAGTTGAAGGAATTGGCAGCAGCCAGCGTGACACTCCAAAGGGGTGATAGAATAACAAAGATTGCTGGTACCACTTATGAACTGTATATTACACAACTGAAACCATGCGGACATTATCCTGATCAGGGTGGGCCATCGATGATCAAGGCTTTTTTTGCTACAAGGAATCCAACATAATGGCTGGCAGCATAACAAAGGTTGGACAGTGGAAGTTGTACATGAAGCTCATGTCATCAGCACGTTTTGCTAACAAGCTGAAGAGTGAAGTCAAGAAGGCTACAACAGCTAACACACTACTTGTCAGGACAGAAATCATCACCAGAATAGATCAAGGCAAGTATGAGCCCAACAGGCCAATAACTATTGCTATGAAGGGAAGCAGCTTGCCACTCGTGGACAGGGGTGATTTGAGACGTTCCATCCGCACCAGGCAGATAGATTGGTCAAGCGGATTTGTTGGAGTGTTGGCTGCTACAAAGTTGCGTGGCAAGGCCATGGCCAATATAGGAGAGATGCTACATGAAGGATTCACGATTAAGATAACACCCAAGATGAGAACGTGGTTCAAATACAAAGCAAAAGAATATGTTTTCAGCCCAATCAATCCAAGCACTTCTGCTTTGAGAGTCAGAGGCAGACCATTTATTAAACAACCATTTGAAGATCCAAAGATACAGACTGATTGTGAGGATAACTGGCGAATGGCTGTTGATGCGGCATTCAACGATTTATCACCCAAGTACAAGGTTGCTCCATAATGGACTGGCAAAGATACATAAAGATTCTGTCATGGCCTGAAACTATGAGAGAACAGATTGTGTTTAATGACGACACAAAGATCAGGCTTGATCCGCAGGATGGAGCGATCAAGTTGAAGGCAGATCATTTGGGATTGTTTCCGGTTGCCACAAATATATGGGCAAAAGTGCCTATGACTAATCCCAAGGCTCACAAGCAATGGTTGGCAATTCAACCACTGTCAGATGAGCCCACTGGGACATACATATACTACAAGTTGTATGATGGTGTACAAGAGTATTTCCATAACGGAACACAATGGGTTGTTGCTGGCGCAAATGATTGGAACACTGTTTTTGAAATTAATGATCACATTGATACATTCAAGAGTGCTGTTGGGGCAGAACATGCTTTGGGATTCATCATCAATCTCAGAACAAACGATACACAAATCACTCCATCCATTTCTGGAATTAAGATATTGCTTTATATGTATTTAGATACACAAGAGAGTTGGCTGATAAAAACATTGATGCCAGCATTACAAAGCATAACTGCTCCAGCAGATTTCATCATGGAAACAGCAGCCATAACCACTACAATAGACTTGAACAACTATGATATGGCCAAGTTGAATATCACAGATGTAAGAGGAGTGTTCAATGTATCGGATGATCCAGAGGAGTTTACAGACATCTTATCCTCTTACAATCCAGGCACTAAAGTCATAACACTTGCCACCAGCGTGCCAGCAGGCAAGCAGTTGAAAGTGATAGTGGAATATAATCCCATTGGAGCAATAGCCACACAGCAGGATTACACAGAATTGGCTTCACTTCCTGCTGTCACCTTGGAAGACATTTTGGTTGTAGAACGTTCTCAGTCATTTGAAGGGGACACGTTTGTCGCACCTGGGGCCAGCTCAGGTTATAAGATGTCAGGCCCAGATAATTTAACATTCAGGGCAAACATCGTTGTTCTCACTAATTTGTTGGTAGATCAACAACGTTTGGCCAACGCAATCTATGCTGGTGTTAAAGCCATACCGCAATTGCGTTGGCTTGATACGGATGAAATGCTTGATTTGGTTATCGTGTCACCTTATGTGGCAGGATATAGGCCAAACTTGGATGACATTTACAGCGGATCATTTGAGATAGAAATCAGAAATGTTCCCTATTACTTGGCGCCACCAACTGAACACAAGATAGTAAAGGATTTTGTACTGACGTTGGAGAGCACCAACTAAATACACAAGGAAAGGAGACACGGTTATGCAGAGGAGATTTGGCCCAACAAACGCACCTGGGGTTGTAGTGATTGAACAGACGCCAGAAAAGACAATACAACCTGGACAGTTGGGCGTGGTCTGCTATTTGGGTGCTCTTGAAAAAGGCCCAATCGGATCACTCATATCCTGCCCCAGCAAGACATCAGCCATTCGCAAAACGGGTGGTCTGATTCCTGAATCTTTGGTGCCTGATTCCATCAAGGATTTTTTTGATATGGGGCAAGGATCAGGCCAACTGTTCGCAGTGCGAGTAACAGACGGAAAAGAGATCACAGCAAGCACCACATTAAAAAACAGACGAACACCACGTGGTGATGTTGTGAAGATAGAGGCAAAAAGCCCAGGCAGGTGGGCTGGACGCAAGAGGATCATGGCAGCTTCTGTAGGAGCTTTGGTTGACATAACAGAAACAACGCTGGACACAGGATACAAGCCAGCGGTGGCCATACCAGAAAACCTGTGGAAAGACGCCAAATTGCGCTTGGCTGGTGTTCCAGGCAAAGAATACACAGTGGTTGCTTCCAACGCAGCAAACTCAACCACCAACCTGGTGTTCACTGTGGCGTCAGACAGCACCATGTCGAGTGATCTTGCCGGTGGTTCTGATCCAACAAACCTAAAGTTTGAGGTGGACTTAAAGAATGAAGGCAGATCAATCGCTGTTGAGGTCGTGGATGGCGAATTGGATCCAATCAATGAGTGGGGACTCAATGTGTACGTCAGCGGTGACCTCACTCTGAAATATCCTGACCTGTCCATGGATCCAAACGCTGCCAGGTATTTTGTGCGTGTCATCAATGATGACGGCAACAATGAAGAGATCAAGGTGACCGATTTATGGAGTGGATCAATCACTCCAGACGTCAGGCCAGCCAACTATTGTGGCAGATCATTGACGCTGACAGCCACAGTATTGACATGTTTACCTGGCCAATATGTCATCAACTCTCCAGGTGGAGCGGATGGAGACATTGGAACATTTGTGCTTGGCAGCGACATACGGGCACAGCAGGTTGTGTTGGAGTGTACAGACACAACAACGCCAGGTTCAGAAGTGTGGTCAGTCAAAACATCGATCAATCCCAAAAACGATTTGCCAAACGGCACAACAGCGGTGGCGTATAGCTGGCCCAACGATTTGGGATTGGATTTCACGATCACAGCTGGAGTAACCAATTGGGCTGTAGGAGACACAATCACTCTTGAACTGTATCCGTTTGTTCAAGATGCCTTGATCAACGGTGTTGTGGTTCCTAACACAGCGAACAGGCGTGTCAAGTACACCATAACGCAGAACACAGAAGCAAGCCTCACCGTCAGGCCAAGTGATGATATGACATCAGGGGCCACAGCGGGTGATCCTTACATAGTCATAGCACCGCAGGAGTTGGAAGGTGGTTATGACGGGTTGGATGCGATAACAGACAGCAGATACACCAATCTGCTCAGCCCAATTGATAGTCCAATCAACAGTCTGTTTGGAAAGAATGTTGGGCTTGTCAAGATAGCCACTCCTGGTGTAACTGCCACAGCAATCCAGAAGGCTGGTTTGGCTTATGCTGAAGCCAAGAATTACCAGTTCAGAGTGGAAGTGCCACCCAACATCGTGGATGAGACAGCCGCAGAAGAGTACATCAACGACACAATCGGACGCAATGACTTTGGTGTGTGTGCCTTTCCATCATACGGTGACATTGCCAATCCAACAGGATATGGCTTCAAGCAGATCAGTCTGACTGGTGCTATCCATGGACGTGAAGCACTTGTCGCACGCAACTATGACGGATACCACAAGGCAGCGGCAGGTACAGACGTCACATTGCCAGCGGTGTTGAGACTGCCCACTGGGGACAGAACGTTGAATGAAGAGATACTCAACCCACAAGGCATACAGGTGATCAAGTTCAAATCCGGCAATGTGATCATCTGGGGTGATCGGTCATTGAGCACTGATCCTGCGTGGAGATTCAAACACCATCGTGAGTTGATGTCCTATTATGAGAACGTTCTGCGTGAGAATTTTGATTGGATCATCTTCGCAATCAATGATCCGATTACACAGCAGATAGCGTTCAATGCTTTGCGTGCTTACTTCCTGCCTGAATATGCAAAGGGCGCACTGGATAGGAATGTCTCATTGGATGCGGCACTCCAAATCAAATTGGACAAAGAAATCAACACACCGATTGAGCGTGCGGCAGGCAATCTCAATGCGCAAGTTGGACTCAAGCTTGCGGACACGGTGGAGAGATTCATCATCACCATGAACAAACTGGGAATCTTTGAGACCACTCAGTGATCCAAACGATAACACAGTGAATGGAGGCACAATCATATGCTGAAAGGTCGTTTACAAGCGGATCACATTCCGGTCAACAAGTTCACACTATTTGTGGCTGGCATGCCGCCCATCGAATTCACCAAGGTGAGCGGCATTGAAGAGGAGTTACAATCAGTAAGTCTGCCAGACCGGACTGTGGCAAGTGGTGGTAACACCGCACCTGTAGAGTTCACAGCTGAGACCATGATGCACCACCTGCTGGAGCAGGTTGCTTTGGAGTTATGGTTCAAAGAAGGCCAAGACCCTGTGTCCCCTACATACAAAAAGGTGGGTACACTTATCCACAAAAGTTTAACAGGCAACACGTTGAGAACGTTCACTGTTGTCGGTGTGTTCATTTCCAAGCGCAAATTGCCTGACTTGGAGATGGCTAATGAAGGTGAACCGGCAGTCGTGGAATGGACGTTCAAGGCAGATCAGATACTGCCAATCTGATCTTGACATGAAACTACACAGCAAAACATTATTTGGAGGATTTCAGGATGAAACAGACGCTGAAAGACTTACAAAATGTGTTGCCTATTGGGCTATTTGCTCCTGACGGCACACTACATAAGCAATTCACACACAAACCATGGCGCATGGAAGAGGAGAGAATGGTTGGCAAAATCCGTGAGACGGGTGACTACCAATTCATTTGTCCATTCATTTCTGAAGTGTTAGGTGCCATGACCATCTCTATAGGTGGTATGTCCTTCCAAGATAAGAATCAAGCCCAACGCAGACTCATGGTCAGCCAGATGTTCATATCGGATGTTATGTACATGTACGTGTGGCTGAGGCGTGAGGCATTAGGGGCTGATGTATCCTTACAGTCCACCTGCCCTATGTGTGGCAATAAAAGCAAAATTGTCATATCATTAGATGAACTGGAAGTGGACTCAAATGACCAGGAAGTCAAGTCACCCATGGACTTACACAGAACAATTATCTTGAAAAAAGGTATAATTGTGAGTGGCACAACCCATGAAGAGATCACAATAAGGCCAAGCACTTGGATGGCCATGGAAGGTTCAACTGTTAAAAGTCTGTCCAACGATGGTGCTGTCAAGACAAACATATTAAGAGACAGCATTGTTGGTGTTACAGGATTACAGCGTGACCACTTCATAGCCACTGACGACATCCTGGATTCTCTGTACAAGGTGGACATTGAGCTGATTGCCAAGGCAATAAACGACATGAACGGTGGGCTCAATATGTCTGTTGAGACCAAGTGCGAGAATTGCAACAGAAAGTATGAGCAAGGAGTGGATTGGAATTATGACAATTTTTTCTCACATTCCTCAATTCCTTAACCTACAAGGAATTGATGGAACAAGCATTCCATTTGATGTACCATCTGCGAATGTCTTGGAGCGATGTGTGTAGGTTAACAAGATCAGAGAGAGAATGGTTCATGCAAAGAGTGAGCAAGCAAAAGAATGATGAGGTTGAAGCTATCAAAGCTGCCACCAGGAAGTGATGTAAATATATGGCATTCCAAACACTTGGTTTAGGCGCAGTATTAAAATTCACGGGTGACTCTGCTATTGCTGGCATGAACAAGGCCAGCGCAGCGGCCACATATATGAGTGGAAGATTTGATGCTGCCAGTAAGGGCATGTCTATGATGGCAACTGGTTTCAAGTCTTTGCTAACCATAGGCGGTGTGTTCGCTGCTGGCTTGGGTGTCATGGCTTATCAAGCAGGTAATTTTGAAGCTGCGATGGCCAAAGTGAGAGGGTTGGCTATAGGTGCCACCGCACCCCAGCTACGCATGTTGGAGCAACAAGCCAGAGAGTTTGGTGCTACAACTAAATTTTCAGGTGAACAAGCAGCACAAGGAATGCAAGAATTGCTTGGAGCAGGTTTTGACGTCACACAAACGATGGCACTAATGCCTGCTGTTATGAAAGCTGCTTCATTGTCAGGCATGGAAGTGGGAGAGTCAGCCCAAGTCATATCATCTTATCTCAAGGTGTTAGACATAGATGCCCAGAACGCAGGTCACGCTATTGCTGTGTTAACATTGGCTGGAGATGCCAACGCAGAGGAGATGCGGCAGATGACTCAAGCATTCAAGGCCAGTACATTTGAGGCTACAGCCTTGAAGATGAGTTTGGAAGAGACAGCTGCTGTGTTGACTGTGTTTGCGAATGCTGGCTTCAAAGGAACAATGGGTGGTAGAATGTTGAACACCATGTTGACTAAACTATCCCAGCCATCCAAATTGTCGCAGCAATTCCTCAAGCATTTCAACATCACTCTGACAGAAGTGGGAGCCAATGGCCAAACGCAATTGAAACCACTTCCTGCTCTTGTATCAGATATTAGCAAGGCGTTGGACACCATCAAAGATCCAACAAAGAAAAACATGATGATGCTTCAGTTGTTCGGACAACAAGGCATCAAGGGTTTTGAATTGTTGAAGAGTGCTGGCGCAGAATATGTAGCAGACTTGATACAGCAATATAAGGACGCAGAAAGCAACATGGCCAAGATGTCTGCTGAACGCATGAATCTTTTCAACACATCGATCAAGTTGTTCAAGAGCGGTGTGGCAGCTTTTGGACTTGAAGTGGGTACAACATTGCTGCCAGTATTATCAACAGGATTCAGAGCAGCAGCCAAATTCATGTCTGATCTAGCTGTGGCACTCCAGATTCTCAATTATCCGATTAAACGCACTGAAGAGGAGTCAAGGAAACTGGATGAACGCTGGGCAAAGATTGGCCCAACAGCCCAGGCTGTGGCTAAGGGAATGAAGCAGGGCATCGGTGTTCTAAGTGGATTATGGGAAGGTGCCAAAGCAGCTGTGAAATCCTTTGGTGAAATGCTTAGTCAATATGCTGGTGGTACCACAATGCAAAGCATAGCCAAATGGGCCACGATCATCATAGGAGTTTTGGCAGGAGCAACTGCTGTGATAGTGCCAATCGGTGCTGCCATCGCATTCATTGTGACGGTTGCCACTGCTCTGTTCAACATAGTCGCTGGAGCACTTACTGTGTTGAGCGCAATGTTCTGGCCTATTGTGGTAGTTATTGGCTTATTGACAGTTGCTATATTGCTGTTTAGAAAAGAGGGTGAGAGCACTTTTGGTACCATCATCAGGGTTGCCAAAGGTGTTTACAATTTCTTCAAAGGATTTTTCACTGGCATGGTTGAGGGATTCAGCTTGGTATGGAAACCAATACTCAGCCAATTCCTGCCTGTATGGAACACACTCAAGAAAAACGTGGCTATGTTGAAACAGGTGTTCGGTGTGTTCTTCAAAGGCTCAGGTGGCAGTGCCAAATCATGGGGCGCAGGTATTGTGATAGTTATTGGGGCAATTGTCCAAGTGGTTGCTTGGCTCATAGCCAATTTAGCCCAACTGGCCATTTGGTTAACCACCAGAGTTGTTGTGGGATTTGTGGTGGTTGCTGGTGTAGTTAAAATGGTTATACAAGGCTGGATGTTGTTGGGACAAGTCATAACCAGCGTTGCCACCACTATATGGGGTGCCTTGGTGGGAGCATTCAACACTGTGAAAGGGGTGGCAACGGGTGTATGGAATGCTATCAGTAGTGGCATCCAAAGTGTTGTTGGATTCGTTACAGAGTTGGCTGGTACAGTATCAGGAGTGCTTACAACGGCATGGCAAACTGCTGGCCCCATTATAGAAGGGGTGATCAACGCTATCAAAGCACCTATACAATTTGTGGCTGACAAGGTTACATGGATAGTAAACAAGCTGCAATGGATTGCTGAAAATGCTAAAGCCATTATGAGTCTAGTACCAGGTGCCGGACAGTTGGGCCCACTTCCTGTTTCACCAGGCCCAACACCAGCAAAGATCACAGCAGCCCCAACCGTTGTTCCTTCCATAAATGTTGGTGGTTCTGAGTCTGTTGTAGTAATACACAGCAATCTACATGTGGATGGACGTGTGATTGCGCAAGCAGTTGAAAGGTTCAGGGCTGATCGCAAGATGCGTTCAACATCTGTATCGCCAGGAGAGTTAAGAGAGTATGTGACACTGTCATCTGCTCCATGAGGTAAACAACAATGGCTGGCCCAATCTCCAATCTAGGATCATTCAGAATAGGCACACCAAGACTGCCTAACTTACCAATCATTGGTGGTATATTTGGCAGCACTTGGCCTTGGTCAATCACCGATGTAGATCACGATTATAACATTTTTGGTGATTTCTTTCCAGAAAGCATGACCATCAACAAGTCAGCAGAGTATGGTGAGAATACAACACTTAATCGTGGCAAGCCAATTCTTCAATATTCTTCAGGTAAACTGACAACCATCTCTTTCAATGCCTTGCTCTTTGCCAGGCATTTCTTGGATGACCTGAATGAACGATTTTATGCTATGATGGCGTTGACTGAAAGGGATGATGACTTAAAAAGGCCACCAGTGTGTTTCTTTGAAGCAGGGCCAATATCAATGCAGTGTGTTGTAAACTCTGTTGGCGGTGTCAAGGTATCTGAAGTGCGCAATGATGGCACCTTCAGATCAATTGAGTTTGCTGTGTCTCTTACAGAGTACATTCCATTTTCAATAGAAGGAATTCAAGAGAGCAGACCAGGCACCCCTGAACAAAGCACTCTGTACAGAAAAGCCAAACAAGGTGACACGTTTGAAAGTGTAGCCAAAGATGTGTATGGTGATCCACTCAAAGGAATACACATCAGAAGTGTTAACACTTTCAAAGTTGGAGAGGAGTTGGAAGCAGGAGAGGAGTTGAAGTTGTTACCAGCTACACACTCCCAGATTGCCAAAGCAGTAGCACCAGTGTCCGCACAAATATCTGGTGGAGCATCACCTATTAAAAAATTGTTTGAAACCAGGGGTGGAAAGGCAATCAACTATTCATACAGGTAAGTTATGCCAAATGATGTGATAAAAAACAAGCCGTTGGAACCAACATTTTCATTCGATGATTTGGCTCCAAATTTTATGATCAAGATCAATGGCAAGGAATTATCGCAAGATATGTTGGCACTTATTAGCAATGTTGAGGTTGAGTTAGAAATAGGCATGGTGGATAGCATTAAGTTTGATATAGCCAACTTGAACTTGAAAACTCAATTCTATCCCAAAGGTTCAACACCACCACCAGTTGACCGCATATCTGATCTCACTATGTTTGCGGAAGGCAACGTGGTAGAAGTGATGGCAGGATATGCTGATAACCTGGCTTTTCTTTGCCGTGGCAAGATTCAAAATTGGTTGCCTGATTTTCCAAAGGATGGCGCAGCTGTGTTGAAAGTCCAGGCATTAGGAGCAGCCCAAGAGATGTTGAATCCAGTGCCACCCAAGAGAGACAAGAACCAATGGCGCAATAAGAATTATCAAGATGTCATTAAATCAATCGGTTCACAATATGGCTTCGACACAAGCATGGTGGCAGCGCCACGCACAGTTGCTCCCAAGAAGGGCATTACATTAAAACCAGATGTCAGTGATTGGGATTTCATAAAGGAATTGGCCTCACTTAATGCTTATGAATTTTATGTCACATATGATCCAGACAAGAAAAAAGATGTGCTATTTTGGGGGCCACCGCAACCTAACAAGAAGCCATCTTATGTGTTATATTATGACAATGGCGACAAGACAACTTTATTCAGTCTTGAACCTGAATTTTCTTTGACTGGTCAAGCTGCTCAATTCAATGTGTACGGTTGGGATGCTAAGAACAACCGTGTTATTGTGTTTAGAATCATGACAACGCAGGCAGGTGAAAAGTATAAATGGGAAGGTGGATCAGGTGCAGGCAACGCTATCACCAAGCAGATAGTCCATGGAGATTCTGTTGCGCTGGGACAGTTTGGAACAAACATATATGTCACAGCATCGTCCACAGTCAATTCAGAACCAGAAGCCAGAGCAATGGCCAATAGGATATTGGCATTGAAGCGTGATGCTTTTTTAATAGCCAAAGGCTCAACCATAGGTGTGGAAACAATAAAGCCTATGCAGGTACATGAGTTGAAAGGTATTGGAAACAGATTCAGTGGCAAGTATTACTTCAGGGCTGTTAGACACATAATAGCCAAAGAGGCATACACGACTGCTTTCACAGCGACATTAGTGCCAACAACTATACCAAAAGAGGGTGCCAAGTCAAAAGCACTATCTGTAAAACCAAAACGCAAGCGCAAAAAGAAAAAAAAGAATCCATGGGATTGAGTGAATGGCCAAGCAAACACACATAGGAGTTGTATCCAATAATCAGACAGGCCCAGACGGTCAGGCATTTACACAAGGAGAGATCATGATCAAATGCCTGACGTTGACTGGGAATGAAAATGATGAATATCCTATTCCTGTCAGGCCATCATTTCCATTGGCAGGGCCAGATGGTTATGGACTGTTCTTTGTCCCTGATGTTGATACTACAGTTGAAGTTGAGTCTGTTGAAGGCATAGATTATATCAATGAAGAATACCTTGTGTACAAGTGTTCACTCTATTCTGATGTCAATAATATCCCAGAGGAGTTCAAAACAAATTATCCCAAACGCAAAGGATTCAAATTCAAGTCTGTGTTATTTATGTTTGATGATTCCCCAGGCAAATTCCTTGTCCAGTTATTCCACAGTAAAGGACATGGATTTGAACTTAATAAGGATGGGGATGTAAATTGGAAAGCGATGAGAGATATGATGGTGGACGCTGCCAGGGATATTTTGGCTTCTGCCACCAACAAATTAGAAGCAAGTGGGAAGCTACAGGCCAGCCTAAAGTCAGACACTCTGGCCACAATAGAAGCACCCATGATTCATTTTGGTTCCATATCCTCTGTACAACCGTTTGTCCTTGGCACTATGTTGTTGACATTCTTAGGTGCTGTCAAGGCAATGTTCGATACACACACGCATACAGGTACCACTCCTGGTTTGGGATCATCTGGGCCACCAGCGTCCACATTTCCTGTTCCACCGCCAGCTTTGGTATCAACAAAGATATTTGGAGAGTGATATGTCAAGCGGATTATCAGTGCCAGTGAGTGTGGATAAATTGGGCAAAGCCAGAGTGACATCTGGTTCTGATCAGTTGAGAAAATTACTCATGGTGGCCATACAACCATGTCCAAGCGACAATCCTTTTCAGGATTTAGGTTTGGATGAAAAGCTGATATTCTCAGTTAATAGTCCACCTCTGCAAGGCAAATTGAGATTGGCCATAGATAGGATATTTGCTACATTCCAAAGGCAAGGACGTGCTAAATTGCGCAGCATCAAATATAGCACAGATTCTAACAGACAGGAAATGAAAGTGTTTTTATCCTATCAAGAGTTGGAGACAACAGAAGACAAAGAAATTGCGTTGATATTACCATTGACTGGTGATGTCAGACCACGTGTAGATAACACAGGAAGGTGAGCAATGCCCAGAACAATAGAAATTCCTGATTTTGATTTCAGTGCTTTTTATTACAACGATATTTTAACAGCACTGATCAATTACAGACGTGTCTATGCCCCAGAAATTACTGATGAAAATGACTATGAACCTTTTGTTCAGTTGGAGCGTGCTTATGCCTTGGTAGGACATCTCAACAACGTTCTGTTGGATTTTGTGGCAAAGGAAAGCCTGTTGCCCACTGCCAGTTTACGCAGCAGTGTCAAAAACATCTTGAAGTTAATCGGATATGAATTGTCTGACGCCACTCCATCCATTGTTGACTTGTTGATTGAAATATCCACAATATTCACAACGGATACTTTATTCATACCAGAAGGTTCAGAATTTTCAACAAGGTCTGAAGGTGATACACTTGCTGTTTTGTTTGAAAATTTGAGTGATGTGGCGCTCAAAAGAACAGACAGAGCAACAGCAGTATTTGCCTTGGAAGCAGGAGTTTACACAGACTACACAGTCAAAGCATATACACCAGCTGATCCATTCACCCCATGGGCGGCACCAGCCCCTGGGGACATGCTTTACATAGCGCACCAAAGTATCCTTTGGGACATATTGAAATTCACTATCTTATCTGGTGCCACAGGATTGGATGGTACATGGGAGTATTATGATGGACTGTGGGATGATGCGCAACCGGATGATGTTACCAGTTTAGGCACTCAATTGCGCTTTGATATCACCACATTGCTAATGAACCAAGATAGGCATGGCGCAACAGTGCGTGTTACACTAAACACAACTGGCGCATATGAGGATGTTCTCAGTGAATGGGATGGAACCAATTATATCACAACATCCCTGTTGGGGCAAACAACTCCATCATTAACCACAAGCGATTACACAGTGGGAGTGCTATGGCATCCA